GATCGTGCGTGCCATACGATAATACGCGATAGATACGCAACAATGGGCTACCGTATCACGGCGTTCGAAAGCGTCGCTGATGCAATCCACGGCAAGTTGTGACACGCGCGAATGTACACAACGCAATGAACGTCGCCGAGATACACATAAATCGCATACTTATCACCCTCCTGTAAGTAGCCTTGAGACACCGCGGTGATGTAATGTATATCGAGTTCAGAGATCACAATACATAATGATTGCGTTTGCGTTCTTTAAGTCTAATTATAAGTCAGATGAAATGAGACGTTTCCAACTTGTATCCTCCGTCTGTTTTCTAAAAATCCATATCTGTAGAAATTCCTTTAGTTTAATTGGCAACGCAATATTTCGTTAATTGTAACTTCGAGAAGGATCTAGCCAAATTTGACCAAATACGATATTGTCACTACGACTTGACGGAAGTATCGTGGTTATAAGATACCTGTCTCAAGTATAGTACATACCTATTTTGGAAATATTTTTTTTACCTATTTTGGAAATATTTTTTTTACCCGTAGTAAAAATATTAAAAAATACACATATATGATTTTTAACTTTGAAAATAGGAAAAAATAGAAAAGATCACGGCCTAAATGATCTCTGTGTTGACAGCAGAGGAAAGGCAACAAATGGATGACATAAGTGGGCTATGTACTGAAAACCGAGCCATGTTTGAGCCAGATGTCCTGCATCACTATTTTCAAATTTCTAGCAAAGTCAATTTACAGCGAACAACTGTTTCGAGAGGAAAGTTCGAAAGGTCGTTCCGTGTGATTTGAGCTTTATTGCCGCGTGTCATTCTACGATAGCGGACCTTTCGATTGGGTAGAAATCGATATTGCCTTGATACCGTCGCGCACGGTGCACGATTTATTAATCTAGCACGTGGTGCACACGCTCGTAAGACAATGCTTCGTATTCTCGGCGCGCATTTACCGCTGCTCGACTCTCATTTCGTGTTTAAGTCGCGTGTCACGCTCATATTAGACAAATTGAACTAAAGATCGGTCCGTCACGTTTAACGCTAATTACACGGCGCGAATACCTTTAGCACGTATTCTCACTTTTATTTAGCGCCATATTTAATGATAAACACAGTCTTTCGATTCCGAATTTTGTACTCTTGATTCAAAAATTGCGTAAATTTAGCGTTAAAGGAATATTATTACAGGCTCTTCTATTATATTCATGGTATTAAATAAAATAACAAATATAACAATCCAGAATATGAACTTGTATACTTCTAATACATTTCAAATCAAGAGCGGTGCGTATCAAATAATTATAGAACTAATTACAATTTATATTTTATGAGACATTCCAATTTTAGATTCTTGTCGGATTAAAGATTTATTAATACTATATCTTTTTCTTGCTCGTTTATTGGCCTATTTATTTATGTTTTTTTCTTTTATGAAACATAGTTTCAATACAGAAAAAAAAAAGATATCTTATACAATAGAATATTTTTGCGAATAATATACTCACAACATATTTTTATATTAGTAAATGATCGATACAAGTAACAAAATACTCGTGGCATTGTTTAGAAGTATTTGGTGCAATAGGTTTATTCCAAAGTGAATTGTATAGCTAAGAAAGATTGTTTTCGTCAGAAGTGTATAATCTTATCAAGTGATTAATATTCTTGTTCAACGTTTTGCCACATTTGCAATCCAAATTAGACATTCCGTACAGGATTTTCCGGAAGCAAATAGATTTATCGTAAAAACTTGAGGCCAAAGTAAAAAAAATGACAGCTACTTCATTATCAAACGATTAATAATCACAGAATCATTTAATAATGATGAATAATGATTTTATGCGAATTAAGCTTTAAACAACAAAAGTAAATAAGAAAAGAATTCTTATTTATTTATTCTAACTTTCCCTCTCTCTCTCCCCCCTCTCTCTTCTCTCTAATTATTTTGATTATGATTTCGAGATATCATGTTTCGCTTTTATAGAAAAATATCAAAACATTCTTTAAAGTATTTTGATAGAAATTGTTAAAAATCAGAAATTCATTTTGTAATTTTATCTCCAAGAAATATTTATTTAAGAGAGACTTTATTTTACAAAGAATTCATCACAGCAAGATCATTAACTCATCATAAATACATTTAATAATTGTAAAATTGTGTACAAGCATACTTTCTCCCACAATCGCTTTACATATAAGCTACTTATTTAATATGTGATAATTAGGGTTTTTCGTCGCGTTACGTGATACGCCTAAGAATCCATTTATGATAGCATAGAGACGGTTAGGTGACGTAAAGTCATCGATGAGCGGTCACCGTCGATCGCGGAAAAAGAAAACTTTGGACAACTACGTCATCATCTCAGTCTTCGTCGAGTTCCTGTACTTCTATACGGTTAGATAACAGCAGGAAGTCGATTCGGTTGCATAATATCGACATTGCGCAATCGATACCTTCACCTTATGCGCGCCTTATATCGTTGTGTCGAGAGAGAAAATTCTATCTAGAGAAAAGGAACAGCGACGTAAAAAAGTATGTGTTTCGGATAGAATTTCACCCAAATTTAATCTTGCATTGGTCTAGTTTGGTAGAAATTATTAGTCAAGAAGGTCTCGAATAAAGGAAAGTAAAATTACAATTGAACAAAGGATAGTAAAATTTACAATTGAACAACAAAAATTGAAAAATTTGATAATATTATAGAAATTAATTTTTTAACGTAACGTAATTTTTTTAACATTGTCAAAATACATTTACATTTACTGAGATAATAATGTCAAAATTTATTTATTGCTGACACTAATAATTGTTATTTTCTATTATATTGAGCAATTGTTTTTCTTTATCACACTAATTGCGATGTGCTGTGTTTTTGTACAATAAAATAAATTAAATAAAAATATTGAATTTGCGATCGTCAATACCATATAATAATAGCTTGAAAGCGAATTAAGCAAACGCACTTTAGTTTTTTTTTAATCTGATGAATCTAATCATTATTCATTAAGCCTAAGTCAGATTAGATTGTAAATACTTGAAAATATTATCTCGCTAACTCGGAATTATTACCGGAATTATTAATGATATACGAGATTCGCTTTTAACACTCATATGATACCGCACAATCACAATAGATTAGTTAATATGTACTTAAGCGGCGCGAAATAACAGCGACTAGAATGACTAGTTTGAATATTCGTGCTCTGTTTAAAATTCTGCTCGTTCGCTGTACCCCCGCAAACTAACAAACGTTGCCTTAGCGACCGTCCTGAATTCTTGCTAACTCGGTTTGATTTATCACTATTTTCATCGATCAAAATCGAGTGACTTCTCGGAAATCTCGTTGCGTAAAATTGTTTACGTCGATTAATAATGGATTTTTTTTTATTGAATGAATATTTATTTGAACCGTAAGATAAAAGAAAATTCGATAAAATTCAATCTATGTCTAAAACAGAATTGATTCAAGTTGCAAAGTATGTAAGTTGTAATGAAATAAATATGTTCGAAAATTATTTCGCGAAAGAAAGGGATGAATTTTTTTTATTTAAAGACAAAGAATAAAGGCAATCTCTTTTCTTGCTTGCAACTCAGTAACCGGTGTCACACCCGAACGAGCATTATTGATAGTGTTTTCTCTGGCGTGTCTCGAAGGTGGCACGGACACGTGGGCAGCTAGGCGTGTATCGATATATTTCCGAGATATCATGCTGTTGGAAAAGCCGAACACGATGAGGTAATCAGTGCGGGAAACCAGTGTTAACAACATGCGAACTGAAAGCAATGGCTTTACTTCTTTTAACTGGAACGAGCTGTCGAGTTGGCCGAGTGCGATCCATTTCTACCAATGTAAATTAATTTTAATCTCGATTTAATTTACTTTTCATATCTCTTTTTCTAATTATTTTTTAGAATTATAGAAGATAAAAAAAATAAATTAAACCGGGATTAATCTACATTAATAGAAATGAACATACGAGCGTGAAAAGTCAGTTACTTATAACTTGAAAATGCGTAAGAATAGATGGATCATCCATAGATTATGTCTGTCAAATTTATTTAAAAAATTATATAAACGTGAATGATAACATGTAGTTAATAAAATATTATTACGCAAACGCGACCGTAACGAAATACGCTCTTGAAACGCACCGCAAGTCTTGCGAAACGTCCTACGCAATCCATACATGAAGTATCTATCGAGCAAGGATATACCATAACCACCGTTGACACCGTATCAACGTATAGCATAAAGAGCGAGAAAAGCCACTCGATTGCGTAACCATTCAATCCAAATCGTACATATCCGATGGACTATTTCAGAAAACTTCGTAGGGATAGCGAACGAGAAGTTCAAGTAAAAAAAAAAATGGAAAAACGCATGAAAAAAAGGAAAAAAATCTTGGTTGTGGTTCTCACACTCCTGAAACGAAGCGTAGCGAAGTGAAAGGAGAGTGAGAACAGACTTATCCTTAAATCTACGGAATAATCTTCAAACCACGGAATTACGTAATTTTAAACCTATAAACTCTAAACCACGGAATTACGTAATTTCAAACCTATAATTTTTAGTTTTTAGAACAAACTCACACTCACTCGCTACGCTCGTTCGTTGTTCGTTTGAACGTCAACAAACTCACACTCACTCGCTACGCTCGTTCGTTGTTCGTTCGTTGCGTTAACTAGAACCTTTTAAAACTTTTATATGGATTTTACTTCACTTACGTTTTTCACAGTGAGCGATAGCGAGCAAGGAAAACGTCTCAATAATGAGTGTGTATTTGGGAACGATGTCGAGTTTTGTCAAGGCCCAAAACGAAAAAAAATTTAAACTTTCTTCTAAGTCATTGATTTCATTGATAAAAAAAGTGCAAATTTTTTTAAAAAAATTTTCACCAGGGCCTTGACAAAATCTTAACTTATTAGGAGTTTCTTAAATAAAGAGTAGTTTTGAGACAAAAAATTGTACTTTTACGACAGTAAATTTACCCTCAAAAATGGTATTCACAGGAAAAAAAATTTCACTCTGAAGAACATTTATCTCACCTCAAATGAGATGAAATTTTCCATTTTTTGAAAGTATTTTTGGATGAAAAAAAATCTTAGTTGATTGACAAATATCAATTAAGAAGATGAAAAATCTCTTATGACCAAAAATCCTTCATGATAGATTCCGAAGAGAAATTCATCCTGATGATTGCAATTTTCAGATTAGCTTTGGAAACTTCATCCTGATGATTGCAATTTTCAGATTAGCTTTGGAAACTTCATCCTGATGATTGTAATTTTCAGACTAGCTTTGGAAACTTCATTCTTAGGCTGATGTTATTTTCGGATTTAAGAAATATACAGATACACAAATTTGAACACGATTCCTTAGGCTACAAGCACGAATTTGTGCATTGAGTGCTAAAATGTCTCAAACGAAGAAACACTTTCAAAATCTTTAGATTTGTGTTAAAGGCTTTCTGTGTTTTTTGTTTTTATTTTCAGAAAGAGGAAAAAATAATGTTTAACAAATACGAAGATGGTGATACCTTAGACGAATATGAATATTCCACTGATTGGGTCGAATATGACAGGTCTGCCGATCTGGCCGAATTAAGAAGATTGTTCACTAAGGTTTATAAGGCAAGTCCTTATTATCAAAACGGTGGTGCTAAAAATGCGATTGCTGAAACAATAATCGAGCTTCTTGATGGATATTCAACATCTTTGGCAAAAACCGCTATTGCTAGCGCATATAATATGGTTACTCGAAAAAGTAGGATTGACACATCAGAAGAAAGAGGTTAATAAAGGGTTTTTAGAAAGAATCGATTTTTGGATGCACACAATTAATGTCTTTTTGATAAATAAACCTAGGAATGAAATAAAATTTGTGATTTAGGAAGTTTAGGAAGTTTAGGAAGTTTAGGAAGTTTAGGAAGTTTAGGAAGTTTTTGTGATTTAGGAAGTTTTTGTGATTTAGGAAGTTTTTGTGATTTAGGAAGTTTAGGAAGTTTAGGAAGTTTTTGTGATTTAGGAAGTTTTTGTGATTTAGGAAGTTTAGGAAGTTTAGGAAGTTTAGGAAGTTTAGGAAGTTTAGGAAGTTTTTGTGATTTAGGAAGTTTTTGTGATTTAGGAAATTCAGGAAGTTTTTGTGATTTAGGAAGTTTTTGTGATTTGTGTTTAAAATTTTTTCGCTTCTAAAGAAATTTTGCTTGCGTCAAGTTTAAAAAGATGTTAGAAAGCCTTTTTAGGTCGATTATTTTGATAAGCCCAGAGATAACACACAGCAACTCGGTGATGACTTCAAAATAAGAGACTACTGTACATTGTTAATGCCTTAGGGATCATCTGTGGTTATTTGATTTTTAGGGAACATCATTGACAATATATGGGGATGTTCACGAAATTTTGCAGAACATCTTTAAATTTTGGGATTTTATGTTCCAAGGAGTAATTTTGTGTTGAGGTAGTCTGCGCAGTTATCTCACCTCAAAAGTGACTTCAGGGATATAAAGAACCAGGTACTCTAATTTGATTATCTGCGCAGTGGTCAAATAAGAGTATAAAAAATAAGTGTACCAAAATGCGCATTGGTACAAATGTTGTGGGACTTTCCGTACAAAGGTCCCACAACAAAATTTTGAAAACTTAGATTTCAGTGAAGGGGATTCTCACTGAAGTTTTTTCGTTTGTTCAGTTAAGTGGGTTAAAAATAAATCGTCTTCATTGATTTTCAATAAAATGAGGGTAGTTTGGAATATTGAGAAAAGATCGGAATTATGTAAATGGTCCACAGCTACATAAGAATATCCTTGAATGGTACGAATCCGGTAAGGAAGAAATACCTGAAAACGTCTGGGTTCCTTGTGTTGACATTTGCAAAAGGCTTGCCACAAAATATAATTTTTCTGGATATTCGTATGTTGATGAGATGATAGATGCTGGCGTAACTATGGTTATTAAGGCCATATTGACCAAGAAATATGATCCTTATCGTTTTAAAAACCCATTTGCCTACTTTACACAAATTGCTTACAACGAATTCAGGCGCATTATCAATGACGAGCATAGAGAGACATATATAAAGCATAAAACTCTCATGAACCATTATAATGAAATTTCGGATGAGGGGATAAGTTTTGATTCTGGGGATGATGGAAATAAAACCATAGATAAGCTGGTGAGGAAATTTGAAAATCCTGATGTTTTTTACATTTTTTTCATAACTGAAGGGGAAGATAAGTTCTTTTTTAGGGATGATGACTGGTTTGTGATGGATAAAGACCTGGCCGAAAAGTTTTTTTTAAAAAACAAGGTGATGGTGAATCAAAAAATCTTATATTTTGCTAAGAAACTAAATTACAACAAGAGACAAATTAAATTTAGGAAATGTGTTTTAAATGACAAAGAACAATAACAACGTTTACATCCCTGTTATCATCAAGGATATTGCCAAGAGAGCAGAAAAAAACAATCCTTTGACCAATCAGAACGAAAAATACATGGCGGTTATCCAGCTTGAGCATATCAGGGATTTTTGTGTTGAGTTCCTGAACAACTACAATAACAAGGGATTGTTTAAAACGAAAAACTAAAACCCTCTCCCTTTCGGATTTGAATTGCATTTTCTTTAAAAATCGTCTAGATTCTCTCTAGACGATTTTTTTATTTTGAGAGGGATTTTTTATGAAAGTTGCTATCATAGGGGATACCCACTTCGGTATCTCCTCAAATTCCGATGTTTTTTTAGACAATCAGCGTCTTTTTTTTGAGAAAGTGTTGTTTCCTTATTTAAAGGGGAACAAGATTGATCTCATTATCCATATGGGCGATGTTTTCCATGATAGAAGGAAAATTGATACGAAAGTAGCAAATTCCGTGAGACAATTCTTTTTTGAGCCTTTGTTTGATTATTGTCAAATAAACAAGAGTTTATTTTACATAATTTGTGGCAATCATGACATTTATTACAGGGACACCTCCAAGGTTAACAATATTGAGGAGTTTATCACTAATCAGCGTTTCGCCTCAATTTATTTTAAGCTGATAAAAGAACCTGGTGTTTATTCTCTAGATGGTTTTGATTTTGCTTGTTTCCCTTGGATTACCAAAGAGAACAGAGAACAATCATTAAGCCTTGCTCTCAATGGCGATGGTGTTGATTATGCTTTTGGGCATCTGGAGCTGAAAGATTACAGCTATTCAAAGGTTCAGAAGGCTTTTCATGGCGATGATCCAAAGATTTTTAAAAACTTCAAAAGAGTTTTTTCAGGGCATTATCACTATCTCCATGAGAAAGATAATATTACTTACGTAGGGACTCCCTTTCAATTAACATGGATTGATGTCGATACAATGAGGGGTTTTCACATTCTGGACACAGAAACCCACGAATTGAAATATGTGCAAAATCCTTACAATCTCTTTGAAAACGTTTCAATGAGCGGAGAGATAAAAGGATTACATAAAAGATTCTTTCGTCTTTACGCTGGTGACGATTCCCAAAGCAAAATAGACAGACGATTGGAAAAGCTTTCTCCTTGCGCTATCAATGTTCAGGTAATCTCGAACAAGACGATTTCTGATGACCAGAAAAAGGAAATTTCCGAAAAGAAATTGGATTCCTTGGATGACATACCGGATTTCATCTCAAAAAACATTGAGAATGAGAATGTCCGTGGATTGATTCTGGATTATTACAACAAGGCTTTGGTTCTATGAATATTGTTTTTAAAAAAATCATCCTTAAAAATTTCCTTCAGGTAGGGGATTTTCCTGTTGAGTTTGACCTCAACAAAAACAATTTCACTGTCATTGTTGGGAAGAATGGTTCTGGAAAGTCAACGATTCTCGATGCAATAACTTACGTTCTTTTCAAAAAACCTTTTAGAAAGGTGAAACTCTCCCAGCTTATCAATTGCACTAATAAGAAAAATATGGTGGTGGAGATTGAATTTGATATTGGTTCGGATTCTTACAGGGTAGTGAGAGGTGAGAAGCCAAAGGTTTTTGAGATTTACAAAAATGGTCAATTGATTGAGATTGACGATAGCATCAACAATTATCAAAATCTTCTAGAAACCCAGATAATCCGGCAATCTTTTAAGACATTCACACAGATCAATACGATTGGGAAGGCATCGTATGTTCAGTTCATGAGTCTGGATCCTGCCTCCAGACGACAGATTATTGAGGATATTCTAGATGTAGGTACTTTCGACAAGATGGCCGTCTTGTGTAAAGAGGATATTAAGAGTCTGAAGCTTGAAATTTCTCAAAAGGAAAGAGACCTTGATGTCCTAAAAACCAAAATCTCAACGACACAAGAGGCTTTAGACAGTTTTGAAAACAAGAAAAAGGAAAATATCTTTAGGTTTCAACGAAGGAATGAGGAAACTCAAAAGAGAAAGGCTGAATTGGAGTCCGAAATCAAAAAGATGGAGGATGAAATCAGTCTTTTGAAGACCAAGGAGATATTCCCTGCCAATGACGTTAAGAGGCTTAATGAATATTTGAGAAAGTTTCAGGTGGATTATGGCGTTTTAAAGACCGAAATCGAGAAATCCTCATCTCTCATTGAGAAAATCAATGATATGGAGATTTGCCCTCATTGTCTCCAGAAAGTGGATGAGACACATAGAAAAGAGATTCTGTCTCTTAATCAGCGTGAAGTCGAGGAGAAATCCGAAAAATTGGATCTTGTGAAACAGAAGATTTTAAAACTCAAAAAGGTTTCAGAAGATTTTGAGAACCATAATTCCATAATCTATCAGAAGGAATCGTCTTTAGGCCTAACCAAAAGAGAAATTTCAGATATGGAGAGAGAGATTTCAAGGAATCTAGAACAAATTTCCGAGATTCAATCTCAAAAATTGGACAATCTCCCTGATATTAAGTTTTTGAAGACTGAAGGCAAAAATCTTTACGATTGCCTTAACGCTGAAGGTGGTTTAAGGGAAAAATTAGCATTGCTTGGCGTGACTTTGAAATTGCTTTCGGATGGAGGTTTAAAATCCTTGATGATTGAAAATTACATTGGCAAAATAAACCAATATATCAATCATTATCTGGAGAAGATGCAGATGTTCGTTGAATTTGAACTGGATGGTGAGTTCAACGAGAGCATCCGCTGTATTAACAGAGACAGTTTCACATATGAATCCTTTTCTGAAGGACAAAAATTAAGAATCGACTTGTCAATCCTTCTCACATGGCGTAAGATAGCCATGTTGAAAAATTCTATGCACTCTAATATTTTCATTCTTGATGAAATTGCGGATGCCTCATTAGACGAAGAGGGTTTTGTTGATTTCATTGAAATTTTGAAAACTTCATTCCCAGATAACAACGTCTTTTTGATTTCTCATAAGGATTCGATTATTGATCTCTTTGAAAACTCAATAAGGGTGGAGACCAGAGGGAATTTTTCCGAATACGAATTTAACGTCTAGAGGGAAGAAAACATGCGCAACGTTTTTAGGGTAATTGATTTTGAGACAAGCGGATTACCAGGCAAGGATAAAAATCCAGAGGTAATAGAATTTGCCTCAATGGATTTAATTTGTGAGAGCGGCGAACAGGATCATTTAAGGGCCTATTTGAAATTCAGGACTGATAATGAGGTTTCAGGATTTTGCTCTATTGAGGGAGAGATTCCTCATAGGGTTTCAGCAGTGAACCATATTATCAAAGAGTATCTAGAAGGTGCTGAAAGCTTTGAATTTTATCAAAGGGAATATCTTGTAAAGGATTTTGATTATCTGGTGGCTCACAACGCTGCATTTGAAAAGAAGTTTATTGATAAGGCCATAGTTCCTATGGATAAATGGTTCTGCACGATGAATGCGGCGAAGGTTTTATTTCCAGACCTTGAGAGTTATTCTCTCCAATATCTGCGTTATCATTTTGGGTTATGCTTAGGAAAAACTCGTTTCACAAAAGCCTTTCCTCCCCATAGGTCAGCATCAGACGTTTTCGTTACCTTGTGTATCTTAAAGAAAATGATTGAAGAGAAGGGATTAGATGATGTTATCGAGGCTGGAACGAAAACATTAAAGGATTTTACATTGAGGTTTGGAAAATATAAGGGAAAGCACTTCTCGAATGTTCCTAAGGAATATCTTTTGTGGTGCCTCGAAAAGGATTTTATAAACATACAGACCAAAGAGTTGATGGTTGAGTTTTTGGAGAATGAGATATGAGCGTGTATCTGCTGGATGGAATCAAAGAAAATTTAAGGCTTCTTCTAGATACGGAGCACATAGATAATGAAGAGGATATCGTTTATCTGGTTCTCTATTTCATATTTAACAGATATTTAGAATTTAATGAGGCAATATTAACAGCGATCGACATTGATAAGACTGATATTGCTTATTTTAACACCCCAGAGAAGGTAATTAAGGAAATCCTTATGAGACTCTATCATCATGATGGATTAACTCAAGATTGTGCTTATCAGCTATCAGAATTGATAAGATTAAAGGATATTGTCCCTATTTGTGATGGTAAAATATGTGTGGCCGTGTCTGAAAATGGTTTTTTGGTTTTTCCTGAACCAGAGAAACTTAAAAAGAGATCGTGAAATTTTGATCCTCATGATTTAAAAGAATTAGGGTTTTTTATTTTGATGAGATATGCTAGTTTATTTTCTGGAATTGATGCGGCAAGTGTGGCATTTAAGCCTTTAGGTTGGAAATGCGAATTTTTCTCGGAGATAGAGAGATTTCCTAACAGAGTACTCTCTCATCATTACCCTGATGTTCCTAACTATGGAGATATAACGAAATATGACTCATGGCCTCAACATGAAATCGACCTCATCATCGGAGGTAGTCCCTGTCAATCCTTCTCAAATGCCGGAAAAAGACAAGGACTCAACGATCCAAGAGGACAGCTTATGTTTGCCTATCTTGGAGCAGTTAAAAAATATCACCCTCGGTGGGTCGTCTGGGAGAATGTCCCAGGGGTTCTATCATCTGGAGGAGGGAGAGATTTTGCCTCCTTCCTTCAAGGGTTGGAAAAACTCGGGTATTCATGTGCCTGGCGCGTGCTGGACGCACAGAGTGTCAGAACAGACAGATTCCCGCACGCATTGCCCCAGAGAAGACGAAGAATATTCCTTGTTGGATATCTTGGAGACTGGCGATGTGCCGCAAAAGTATTATTTGAGCGCGAGAGCTTGTCAGGGCATCCTGCGCCGCGCCGAGAGACGAAACAAACATCTGCCGGACAAACTGCATACCGCCTTGTCTCGCATGGCGAATATACCGAAACAACGATTGCCAGCACCATAAAAGAGAGAGACTATAAAAGCGCAACAGACCTGATCGTTTTTGATGCCAAGAAAGTAGGTGACAAGGTGGTACCAGTGTCAACAAAACAAGGTTATCATGATTTTATATACGTTTGTAAAACTACAAATACAAAATCAAATGGACTGGGCATATCCGATAAAGGCGTTGCCTACACATTGGATACAAGCCCCAATCAAGCGATAACAACCGAGGGTTTCGTCAGGAGACTGACGCCAACAGAGTGCGAGCGGCTGATGGGGTTTCCTGATGGATATACCAACATCGAAGGTGCGTCTGATACCGCAAGATATAAAGCCTTAGGTAATTCGATGGCGGTTAATTGTATTGATTGGTTAGGAAAGAAGATTTCCTGGGTTGAAAAAAGAAGAAGGATTCATGTAAGTGTTTGAATTAAATGATTCAATTGATAGTAAAAGTGGTTTAATTATTGAAACTACCATTGAAACCAATATTTTATATCCCAATGGTGAGAGAGTAACTGTGTCTCTTAAACCATGGGGTAATGGAAAATATAACATTTCCAATACATCTAAAATGAGAGAGTTATTACCATCAGGGTTTAATATTGATGATTTTGAAAAGATAGGGTTAGAGGTTGCGAAGCTTTTTTCTATTTATTTTTCAGAGAATAGGTGTTTCACCATAGTAGTTTCTAGAAGTGATGTGAGAGAAGCTATTATACGTGTAGCTTCAGCTTCTGTCTTAACTCTGAGTCGAATAATGGACTCTTTCAGTCACCCTGAAGAAGAATTCAAAAAAACTAAGGGGTTGAAGATAGGATTTTCTGGTGTCCAAAGTGTAGGAAAGACAACAGTTATTGATGCTATTGATTGGAAGAAAGTTTTTAAAGAAGAAGATTTTCATATTCAGAAGGGGTCTATGCGGAAATTTCATGAGTTAGGTCTTCCAATTTCTGAAAATGGGACAGATATTACAGAGATTTTAGTGACATATCACTTATTTTTTCTTCACCATCGTTATGATAATATTGTTTTTGATCGTACTGTTTGGGATGCTTATGCCATATCCTCTTTACTTTATGAAGAGGGTAAAATAACTTCATACACATACAACATTGTGGAGGATATTTTTTTCAGTTTAATCAAGGAATTCGACCATATTTTTTATATTCGCCCTGAATTTGACATTGTTCCTGATGGTGTGAGATCAACAGATATGAGTTTTAGAGACAATTTTTTAAAGAACTTTGAAAAAACAATGAAATTTGTTGATAATATCACTTTTTTGGATGGGGATGTTGAAAAGAGAAAAAGACAGGTTTATGAAACTCTAGGTGTTGAGTAAATTATAAGGGAAGGGAAGGGAAGATGAGAGTAGGTTTTTCAGGAGTAAGGGGCGTAGGTAAGACGACCTTAATCGAGGCAACGAATTGGGATAGGTTTGTTCCTGAAAGTTTTCATTTTTTCGTTGAAAAGAGGTCGATTGAAGAGTTTACGGATATGGGAGTTCCTCTTTATGAAATGGGAGGGGATTTTACTCATCTTTTCATGGCCTATCACCATGTTTATCTGCATGGAACAAATGATAATTTTGCTTCTGATTGGACAATATGGGATGTCCTTGCAATGAGTAACTTAGCTTATGAGCAGAGCAGAATTTCATATGGAATAAAAAACAAGGTTGAGGATATTTTTCATATTTTGATTAGTCAATATGATATTGTATTTTATATACCGCCTGAATATGGCTTTAGTGAAGAAATAGGAACTTCAAATAACAAAGAGTTTTCTAATGATCTAGAAAGACATTTTTTACGCACAAAGGATGATGTTCCTAATCTTCGTGTTTTAAGTGGGAGTGTTTTAGAAATAACTGAACAAATAGGTAAAACTATAAGTGAGATATAGATTTCTTTTGGATTGTGAAAATGAGAGGGAGGTTTATTGTGGAAAGTGTGAAAACTGCCGCAAAAGAGATTTATTCTGGAAGGATTTAGGGATTAAAGACCCTATTTTAATGATTCTTGAAAGGAAAAAGCATAATGTTCATACATCCATCACTAAGTGCAAAGACCGTAATCAGTAATACAGAACCTAGTGATTATCAGCCTAACGGTGTTGATTTAAGGCTTGAAAGGGTTTTCAAGCTATCGGAAGATGGAATTTTTATAATTGATGAGGATAGTAGGATAAATTGTGATAAGGAGGAAATTTATCCTATTGATGAATATTTTTCACTTGATAAAGGGGTTTATGAAATCAAATTTTATAATGACATTAAGGTGGGAGAGGATGAGGCTGGTTGGGTAATTGTTAGATCGTCATTACTCAGGAATGGTTCTATCATTTTTTCTGCTCTTTACGATGCTGGGTATGAGGGAACTATGGTTGCTTCTTTGGTTTGTCATGTTCCAATGAAGATTAAAAAATTAACCAGGGTGGCTCAATATGTTTGTGTAAAATCAGAAACCATGTATCTCTATAACGGTTCATATGGGTTTGGAAGTCACTTAACAGCTCATCTAAATTAGGATATTTGGTATGTCACAGGAAAACATAATTGAAAATTCTTCAGAAGAGACAAATAAACCTTTCTTTAATGAAGAATCTTTAGAAAGACTTAGAAAATCTGGGATATATTTAATGACCCCCTGTTATGGGGGGAACTGCACTTCAGGATTTACCGAGAGTGTAGTATCTCTTGCCATGATATGTGCAATCAACCGTATTCCTTTTAGTAATTATTTTATCAATAACGAATCTTTAATTCCCAGAGCAAGAAACTATTGCGTGTACTCATTTCTCAATGAGGAAATAAGGGTTTCAGACGAAGAAACTTTTAAATTTCAAACTGGAGTTTTCATCGACAGTGATATTTACTTCAATCCATATGAGATTCTTCATATGGCGATACTTCAAACCGAATCGTCTAGTAACTACGATGTTCTTTGTGGGTTTTACCCAAAGAAGACTATAAATTGGGATAGGATTATCACCTTTATTAGGGATAACAGAGAAAAAGAGATTGATCCTAAGGAATTATGCAATATGGCTGGAGATTTTATTCTCCATCCTTTAGAAAGTGAATGTGTTTTAGGGAAACCGGTTAAGCTTGATAAGGCAGGAACTGGTCTAATGATGGTTCAGAGATCTGTTTTTGAACGATTAGACTCAACATATGACTTGAAATATTACCCTGATCATTCAGATACACAATTTCAAACTGAAAGAATAATCTCTGCATATTTTAATTGTATAATTGACCAGGATAAAAGGTTTCTATCTGAAGATTATTATTTTTGTGATCTTTGTAAGAAAGCAGGGATTGATATTTGGGGATTGGTCTATGTAAATGCTGTCCATATAGGGAATTATAGTTTTTCTGGAGATCTCATTGAACAGCTTATTCATAGGGCAAAATTAGAAAAATCAGAGGGAAAAGATGAAGTTCAATCAAAAAACACTTGATATCATTAACGCAGTTAATCTGATTAATTCTGGTTCTTCTGTTTCTGGTATTGTTTTTAAAAAAGGTCAGACGATCAAGGCTAGACGTTTTAAAGCCAAGACACCAATATTAATTGCTCAAATTGATGATTTTATAGAGAAGGACTTTGCGGTCTATGATCTGAAGAAATTCATCTCTTGTTTTTCCATGTTGGAGGATCCAGAGATTCTTTTAAATGATGATTTCATCATTTTTAAATCTGGCAGGAAGAAAATAAAACTCAGATATGCGAACCCAGATCTTATTGAAGATAAAAGGTTTTTTGACCAGAATATTAAAATGCCAGAAACTTTTTTTAGCTTTCCTCTTTCAAAAAGGGATTTCAAGGATATAAAATCAGCTTCCGCTCGCCTTGGATCACCAGAGTTGTTGCTTAGTAACGATATGGAAGGAAAAATTATTCTCAGTACCTATAACAGTAAAGATAAAACCAGTGATAAATTCGAGCTTATTGTAGGTGAAAATGAAAGAAATTTTAATATTGTGCTTTCAAACGAGTGCTTGAATTTTCTTGAGGTTGATTATCAAGTTACCCTCACAACAAAGGGGCTGGTTGAGTTTAAGTCGGAAAATCTCGCATATTACATAACAATGTTAGATAAATCAGAAATTAATATTTAGAGGGATGGATGAAAAATGTTTGATAGCATGAATAGTTATGCATGGATTGATAGGTATGCTCCTGAAGAAATTAAGGATGTCTTCCTACCAAAGGCAGCAAGGAATCAGTTAGAGACGTATCTGGATAAAAAAAATTTTCCTAATCTTTTGTTTTCTGGTCCCCCAGGAATTGGAAAAACAACCACTGCTTTTGTTCTTTGTAAACAGCTTGATTTTGATTTTATTTCAGTGAATGCTTCACTTTCAGGGATTGATCTTGTCAGAAATGATATCATTAGTTTTTGCTCATCCCTCTCAATCAATGGCAACCGTAAGGTTGTTATTCTGGATGAGGGAGATGGTCTAACTTCTGCAGCACAATCAGCATTAAGAGGGGTAATTAATGAGTTTTCAGAAAGGGTAAGTTTCATTCTCACCGCCAATTTTGAAAATCGTCTGATTGAACCTTTGATTTCCAGGTTTAACAAGATCGATTTTACTTTCCCTAAAACTGAATTAAATCATTTAGGTATTTGTGTATATAGGGTTTTAGTGAGGTGTCTGGAAGATAATCATTTAAAATATGATGACTCAGCTTTAAAAAAGTTTGTTGCATCCAACATCAAAAAAACAAATGATATTCGCAACATAATTAACAAATGTCAATCAATCGCAGATAGTTTTGGTGAGTTTTCACTGGAAGGCATCAAGACCTTTGAGGGAGATTATTTTTCTGATCTTATTAACTTATTGAAAAATAAGGATTTTAATAAAATTTGTGAATGGGTTTATCAAAATCCTGATATTGATAATGCTTTGTTAGTGTCAATGTTGTTCAAAAATAGAGTTCAGATTTTTAAAAATGAGCTCCTTTTTGCTAAAATGGTTATCATCCTAAATCAATATCAGTACAATAACGGCTTTGTAGCGGATAAAGTCCTAAACAATATCGCTATGTTATTTGAGATTTCAGAACTTTGTTGAGTAAATTTGTATATCGTTGTTCTTTTTGTAGCAGAATTCGTTTTGGATTCAAATATGGAAAAAACAGGATAATTATTAAGGGTTATGGATCACATGCTAAAGAGTTATTGTCTTGTGATAGCTGTTTTAAAATTTTACAGGCTTCATTAAGGAATATTGAAGATGGGAGAAACGAAAAGTTTTTTTGATTATATCAAAATGATTAACACTGGTAAAATACCTAAGGGTGACATCAATACTGACAAAAATTATAATCAATTTATGATTAACAGGGGGTTTTCTTTTTTCAAAGATACGATCCTGGTGGCGAATTTAGCCAATAAAAATTATCAAATGACCAATGAAATGCACTTTTCTTTTTATAAGGGATTGGTTAAGCCAAGAGGAAGATTCAATAAATGGCCGAAGAAGGATATAGAACCAAGGACAAAAAGGCTTTCAGAATTCCTAAACATAAGCTATAAAAAAGCTAAAGATGTTGTTAGATTTTACCCAGAAGAGTTTTTCGATCAGTTAGAAACATATGATAAGGAAATTAAAAAGACAAAATCCTAGATGTTGAAGCGAGTATTATTTGAAACATAAAATGAAGATGGAGAATAAAAATGAAAATTTCGTTTGATACAGATTGCATTGGAAATTTTTTTAAAACTAAGGTAGGGAAGATTACCTTAGGAGTTTCAGGACTTATTGTGCTCTTAGGAATGATTTTGGGGATTTTTTTATATTTTTTCAAAAATAATGATATAGAAGTGATTGAGTCATTGTCATTGAACCCTAAGATTGTTTCGGAACTAACTGAGGAAGAGTTCGACAAATTTTTTACAGTAGGACAAAAATATTACCCAGATGGAATGCAAGCCTGTATTTTTCATGCCTATCATACTGCAAAGATTAATTTTTTTAGTACAGATATGATGGTTAAGGTTTTCACTATGCCTGGGATTCCTATAGAGGACTCGGAGGTATATTTCACAAATACTAGGGAAGAATTTATGATGATGTTCGGTAGTGGCATTAGATGTCGGAAGAATGAAATTATGACATCTATTGGGTTTACTAGTCATTCCTTTAAGTATGTTGGTAAGACGGAAGAGGATGTTAAGGATTACATTCATAGTTTTTACGTAGATTTATTTGGAAATAAATGATACGTTTTTGAAATAAAAGGAAAACCTTTTTCTTTTTTGATTAAAAAATATTTCTCAGGCATAAATACCAGATGCTTGAGAAAAACAAAGAAATAAAAAAGAAAAAAAATTCAGTTGAGGTTGTTTTCAATTCTGAACTTGAAACTATAATAAGCGAGATACTCTCAATTTCAGCTAGAATGAAAAAGAGAGCAGGTATTCGCCGTTATAAATTCAAAATGAAGAATGCTCGAAGAAGGGCATTAATGCGCAGAGCGGATTCAGTTAGAATTAACCGCAGAGCTAGAAGAGCCGCGGTTAATAACATGAAGAAGAAATTCGCTGGTGGGACTCCCCTTAATAAACTTTCCTTTTCAGCTAAGGCTAGAGTTGAAAAACTCGCCCAAAAAAGACAGTCAGCTATAAAAAGGAATACCAGAAGACAAGTAATCATTAAGAGAGCACTTGATCGTAACCGAAAGAGGTAGGATAATTGTTTCTAACTGACTCGAACTTCCGTTATCATGCTATGAAAAACTACCATAATATTTTTTTTGATGATAATGAGTTTGACGCTGATTTAAAAAGATTTCAGTTTATCAGAAATCAGTTCATTAAATTTATAAAATATAATAAAATCAATCATTTAAAGATCATAAATAACATAAAGGTTATCAGAAACCTTTGGCAAGACAAATATCTTTACATGCTTTTTTTTAAATTGCGTGGTTATGAGGATTTTCTAAAAACTTTTTTGATTTTTATGAATATTCCTTGTGATGATATTATATTGAAAATCGGAAAGATAAACAACGTAAGTTCAATAATATTTGTCAAGGAAGTTGAGATTAATCAGGGTTTGATGGATATTTTGCGTGGAAAATCAGATAACGCCTCTAGCGACCAATGAGATTATTAAGGTTGATGAGACAGAGAGATCCATAGAGGATCTGGAAGTTATTCATCAAAATCTTATTGATGTATCCTCTCAGTTACAAGAAAAAATACCAGAAATAATAGAATTTGCACAATCTGCACAACATCCTAAGGTTTTTGAGGCATTGGCAAAGGTTGTCACTAGTATTTCTATTTTGAATAGGGATGCGGCAAATGTCATACGACAGAAGCATGAAATCCGTATTTCTGGGAAATCTCAAAATAAAACCATCGTAAATAATAGTTACAGTGAATCAAATATAATAAAGATGACCCCAAACCAGATGATGGAACTTATCCGTCAAAAAACTGAAGAGAGCATTTAGATGTCTAAGTTACCGCATAGGATTAAGAGTTATTCACTAATGGATACAGTTATATCTGGTATGGATACTTATGTTCTTTATAGTTTGATCCGCCGTATAGCTAAACCATTTAACCAATGGAAAGCTTATAAATTAGGTGTGATAGATGCTAAAGGAAATATCCTCATTCCTAAAGAGGAAAGAACCAATGAGCAGTATAAATCTTTGACTTATCTGGATATTTTTGTACGGAATATCAAGAGGATTATTCAAATTGTCCCTGGGCTTAACTCAAGACTGGTGACATATACTGCTGCTCTTTGGCTTTTACGAGAAGATAGATACCAGCAGATGGAAGTTTTAAATGAGGATGGAGAGTCTTTTTCAAATTATATTCCTAGTAATTCTTCTAGTGGTATTGCCCTTTCTACTGATAAAAATATGCTTCTTTTTAAAAAAGATGCTAGGAATGTAAAAAGAAAGCGTATATCATCACTTCAAGAATAGTTTACTACTTTGAGATGATGTTTTATGAAAGAAATTGATAAATTGTTCCTTCAGAGGGAGTATGCAAACCTTGTTGGAATGAGGTTAAATCTTTTCACGATTCAGCAACAATCTCCTTATAGGTCGAATTTCCGTTGTAATATCTGCGGTGACTCCCAGAAGAACAGAACCAAGAAACGCGGTTATATAATCGAGAAATCGAATTCTCTTATTTTTCATTGTTTTAATCAGTGTGGGACAATCAATTTTGAGCATTATCTGAGAGATTATCATTCTGATCTTTATTACCAATACAGAATTGATCTTCTGAAAAATTCACGAGGTGATGTTTTTGAAAAGAAGGATGACGCCTTAGGAAGGATAAATCAGAGTCTGGTTGATGGAGACAGTGTTTTAGGTCTAAAACATGCTAAGGATATAAAGGAAGCATTTCTTTACATCAAGAAAAGAAAAATCCCAGAAAATTTTTATGGGGATATCTTTTACACAGAAAATTTTTTAAAATTTGTCAATGATAACATAGGGAAAAGATTTTCCAAGAAGGTTGAGAATGTCTTAGATCCGCGGATTGTTATTCCTATTAGGGATTTAGAAAAAAATATTATTGGTGTTTCTGCAAGGTCATTAGACACAAAGAACCCTAGAAGATACCTTAATATAAAGTTCAATGAAGATTATTCACTGTTATTCAATATCGAAAAAATAAACAAGCGGAAGAAGATATATGTTACCGAAGGTTGTTTTGATGCAATGTTTATTGACAACGCAGTGGCGATGTTAGGGACAGATTTTAGATCAGAATCTTACGGTCTAAACAAAGAAAATCTGGTAATTGTATTGGATAACGAGCCAAGAAACTCACAAATTGTTGCTAAATATAATCAATACATCAAAAGAGGCTATAAAATTGTCATATGGCCGGAAGAAATAAAGGAAAAGGATATCAACGAGATGATGATTAAGAACTCAGATATGGATATCATGAAAACTTTAGACTCTAACACCTTCTGTGGATTAAAGGCAACAATCGAATTGAATTCGTGGAGAAAGCAATGAGGGGGGTATTAATCAATGGGACTATATATCACTGGGAAGATTTTGAAAATCTTATAGAACAATGGAGAACAGAGAACCCTACTAAGATGATCCTTTCTGGGGTCAGATTTAAAAATGAACTTTTTAGTGACTTGTACAAAGATGAGGATTTTAAAAATTATCTTTATCTAAAATGTAGTTTTCATCGTCTTTTTTCAAAAATCGAATCCAATCATCCTCCTTCTCTTGTTAATGAAATGATTGAGTTTGTTAATGGTTATCATCAGCTTAAATATTTTATGAAGCCCATTGAGATAAGTTTGTTTATCTGGATTGACTTTTTGGCGAATTATGGTTTATACGTTAAGTCCTATTTTCGTAATTATCTCCTAAAATTTGAATGTTTGAGAGATGCGAAGGAAGATAGGTGGGTTAGAGTGAAGAATAGGATTTATATTTTAAGGATGTATTTAGTTCATGTTTTCGACATCCTAAGTAGAAAGTTACAAAAATGCAAAAGAATTTAAAGTATGCTAGAGTCGTTGAGGTTAAGACTCCTGATGAAAACTATATTGGGCTGGAAATTTATCCAGATGTACTTGCCAGTGCTGGTTTTATGATTAATGAGATTCTGGAAATAGAGATTGATAAGGATACTAGAACTTTAAACTTGACTCCCACGGGAATTATTTCTCAGTAACTGTATTTATGTCATGGGTTTACAAAGATAAAGTTTTTGACAAAAAAGATATTGACAAAAATATTGGCTTTGTCTATCTTATAGAGAATCTCACCAATAAGAAAAAATATATTGGTCAGAAAAAATTTTTTACTGTAACAACAAGACCCCCATTAAAAAACAAAATTAGAAAAAGGAAACTCAAGAAGTTTTCTGATTGGGAAGATTACTACGGTTCCAATGAGGAGCTGAAGGCTGATGTTGTCTCTTTAGGAAAAAGTAATTTTCATAGGGAGATTTTATTTTTATGTGAAAGAAAATCACAGATGAATTACATTGAAACTAAACTTATCTTCCTTTATGATGCTATACTTGATGATGGGTATTACAATACATGGGTTTCGTGTAAGATAAACAGAAATCAATTAGAAAAAATGGAGAAATTTTAAAATGGTAGAAAATTTAGAAAATAAAGAAACAGATATGGTGGATTTAAGAGATGTGTACTTTTTAACATTTTTTAGGGGTGAGAGTTTTGTCGATTGGTTACATGACGTTTTCAAAGGAGACGTTAAAAAAATATATGAAAATGTTAGGGTTGTCAGAGAGATAAACAAAGAGGGAGAGTTTAAATTTAAGGATATTCGTTATATGGTAACAAGATATTTTGCCTCTGATATTCTGGAAAGAAAACATAAAGAATTTGAGTTTTTAAAAGGTGAGATAGCCGATAGTAATATTCTTTCATACGCTATTAATTGAGAGGGAGTTTAAAAAATGTCATTTGAGCAAGAGCTACTAGCATATACATGTCGTTTCGGAAAATATTCTGATGTTGCCGCAAGATCAGAAAAAATTCATTATGCAATTTTATCTCAATCCCCACAATTGGAAAAAATGAATCCGGTTTTTAGAGAGACAATTTACAATATTTCCCAACGACTAGCTAGAATAAGTGAGGGAAACATCAATGAAGAAAAGCAATGGAAGGATATAGCCTTTTATGCCCTCTTGGCTATGCAATATATAAAGGATTTAAAGGAGTCCAGAATTCCTAAAGGAAAGTCATCTCCCACTGAACCCCACAATACTGGAGAGATTAACATGGACGAGTTTGCAGAGGCGGTAAGTGAGATTTTAGAAAATGAAAAGTGATTTTAAAATACCGGCTATTTCGCTTTTAATCCTTCTGTCTCTTTTATTTGTTAATGTCTCAGATGCTTCCCAAAGGTATTGTGGGGTTGGATCGTATTACCATAGTAAATTTCAGGGACGAAAGACTGCAAACGGTGAGCGGTTTAATAATAATGCCTTAACTGCTGCACATAAATCATTGAAATTTAACACAAGAGTTAAGGTTTTTTACGGAAATAAGTCTGTGATTGTTAGGATCAATGATAGAGGTCCATTCGTTGGCGGGAGAATACTAGATCTTTCTCAGGCTGCTGCAAAACAGATTGGGATGTATAATAAAGGGGTGGGAAAGATATGTTACGTAATTCTAAAATAGTACATGGATGGTATTTAAGATGGTTGAGATAATGGAAGTTACCTCATTAGTTCTTTTTGTAGGATTTTGTATTTTAATGATTATGTATTGGTAAAAAGACGTGGTGGGATGGTGTCTAAAAAACGTTACAGAAGAGGGAAGAATAAAATTGCTATCCCTGAGATAAAAAATCAGATGATCTTTGGTACAGAGCTTCTGGAGATCATCAATTGGTGTCGATATAACATGACTACTAGAGATGCCAAAGAATATCTGAAAGAATTTTCACTCAAATATAACATAAACTATAAACCATCCTATCATACACATTCTTTCCTCAATATTTTTGGTTTTCTTGCTTTCATTGACTTAAAGGGTGGTATTTTGACATGGGGTCATTTTAGTTCTGTGGTGGAATATATCAAAAACTCAGCTAATCCCAAGGTTAGAACTAAATCCTTGTCTTCCAGAGGAAGAATTACCTATAGTAGCCTTTTAAATCAGGTTGAAGATTTCATTTATGATGGGATAGAACTAAAAGTAGATTTTCTAAAGCTTCCAAAAGTCTATAAAGAAGATATCAAAAAATTTCTTTATGAAACTCTAGAAAATATTATTTTTATAGAGCAAAATTTTTACATTATTGAGGAACAAAATAAAAACCCCTCTAAAAATGACTTTAAAATACAGTTTTTTCAATCATATGGGCATCTAAAACTCAGTGATTTACAATCTCAAATTAGAAGAGTTGAATACTGTATTGAATATATCAATTGCTAAAAAAGGAATTAGTGGTATGATTTTAGTTGATTTTAGCCCCTTGATAATCTCTAATTTTTTTGGCTTTATTAGGAATAAGCCAGAAGAGATATCTCTTGAGAATATGGACATCATCCGAAGGTTAACATTTTCCACCATAACCGATCTTAACCATAAATTTAGAAGTGGCTTCGGTAGAATGGTTTTTGCAGTAGATAGCCCAAAGGGGACATGGCGTAAGGATATTTTCCCCTATTACAAGGCCTCAAGAAAAGAACAGAGAGAGAAGGATCTTGTCAATCTAGGAATTGATTGGGAAGAGATTATTAACTGCATTAATACAATCAAGGAGGAACTGATTGAGTTTTTTCCGTATTATGTCATAGAGGTTGAAAAAGCGGAGGCAGATGATGTTATAGGGGTTCTTACTTATTTCAACATAGAAAATGGTGAGAGGACTTTAATTATCTCTAGGGATAAGGATTTTTTTCAGCTTCAGGTGAACACTGATTTAGTCCAGCAGTATGATTTATCTCAGGATAGAATGATTTCTGTTGAGGATCCAAAGGCTTTTATTTTTGAGCAGGTTTTGAGGGGTGATAGGGTTGATGGAATACCAAATATCCTGTCACCAGAGGATTCTTTTGTTACCAAAACCAGACAGAAACCTTTGACACAAAAACTCATTAATGAACTCCTTCAGGACAAAGGATCGTTAAAAGAAAATCCACGCTATGAGTTAAATAAAAGGTTGATTGTCTTAAAATATACACCTAAAGAGATTAAAGATAGGATTTTAGAGAAATTTAATGATTATACCTGCAATGATAACCAAAAGATATTGAGTTATCTTCAGCAACATGGTTTAAAGAAACTATTTGAGCAGATGCAAAATTTTTAAGGAGATGCTATGAACAATCAGCCAATATACGATCTATTTACTGAGATAGCAGAGATTGAGGATAGGAACATTCGGAAACAGACATTAAGAGAATACTGTTTTAAGGATAATAGAATTGCGGTTTTGCTACAGCGGTGCTATCATCCAGACTATAAACTTGATTTACCGCTAGGTGAGATTCCAGACCATTTTCTTCAACATGACTATAATTTCAACATGAAAAGGTTTTCTAAAGATATTTTAGAGACTCTGGGACATTGGGGGAATTGGGTTGTTGGAGTTGAGTATCCACGTCATCTAAAAGAAAATGAGTTCATTGCCTTATATCTTGGCCTTGATAATAATCAATTATTAATTGCTGTCAAGGATAAAAAACTCCCTTGGAAAAATCTAAGTTACGATTTCATCCGTTTTGCCTTACCAGAAATTTTTGAAAATGTGTATAATACAGATGGACAATTTGGGAAAAATAGACCAAAGGAATATGCTTCTGATACTATCATTGATGAAGATATTGAGAAGGTTCAAAATCAGATTATTGCGGAAATAAAGGGATATTCTTCTAATGAGATTTCAGAGGCATCTCCTAAAAGGAAAAAAAGAGGAAGAAATTTGTTTGACCCAGAGACAATGTCAGGTAAAGCAAGAATATTTATCAGGGATAATCAGCATCTTGATAAAAAAGCAATTTTAAAGGCTATGGATGAGATTGGACTTGCTACTCCACAGAAATATGCCATTTATAAGGAATTTATCGAAAATGCCGAATTATACTCTAAAGAATAGGAATAGTTTAGAGGTCATAGAGAAAACCATGTCTATTAAAGAAATGGATGATTTTCTTTCAGCGAATCCAGATTTTTTCGTGGTAATAAAGCCTATAGGTCAAAGGGACAATTTTGTTTCTTCTGCTCGAACCAACATTCCGCTTTCAAACGACCTCAAGGGTATTTTTGACAAAATAAAGGCTAATAATCCTGGTAATACGATGGACTACTAGAGGTTTTAGATTTCTTTCTGTTGCCTAAAAGGTGTTTTTGATGTAGTGTCAGAAACACTTTTTTATTTTGAGAGATTATCATGTTTTATACCAGCTTCAGTAACGACTGGAATCATATCCTGCTTTCATTTTACGATGATGAAGGGAATAAGCATAATGCCAAGATACCTATGAGGCCTTATCTTTTCATAGAGTCGCAGATTGAAAGTGAATATACGGATATGCACGGTAATTACTTGCGGAAAATCAATTTTGATGATGTGAACCGTGCAAGGGATTTTATAAAAAAATATGAGAATGTGGATAATTTTAAGATATTCGGCTTGCCGATGTTCCAATATGTCTATATCTATGAGAATTTCAAAAAAATTGATTTCATCCCTGAAAAGTTGAGGGTTTTAAACCTTGATATTGAGGTGGATACCATAGGCGGCTTTCCTAATATTCAGGCGGCTGATAAGATGATTAATGTCATCACGATGAAAATGTTCAACGATGAGAACATTTATGTCATTGGACTGGGGGATTACAGACCAAAAAATGAGGAGCTGGTCAACGGACCCTATAAGATTCATTACAAAAAATGCGAAAATGAAAGGGAGCTTCTCTTAGAGATCATTAAGGTTTGGAATTTTTTAAAACCAGATGTTGTCACTGGTTGGAACATAAAAAACTTCGACCTTCCTTATATTTACCGGCGGATTTGTTATGTTCTGTCTGAAAATCATGCAAAGAAACTGTCGCCTTTCAAGAGAATCACGAAGATTCGTTCCTTCCAATATAATTCAGAGATCGAATTGATAGAATTCGTTGGCATCTCCACACTTGACTATATTGACATTTACAAGAAATTTTCTCCAAATGTTGAGGAATCTTATAGCCTTAACTACATTTCAAACAAGGTTCTAGGGGTAACAAAACTTGATTACAGTGAATACGGCACTCTAGCCAATCTCCAAGAAAAAAATTGGGAGATGTTCACCTCCTATAATATCATTGACGTAATCAGGGTTGAACAGATCAACCAGAAGACACAATTTATGTCAATTGCTATTCAGATTGCCTTTGAGACCAAGACAAATTTCAGCGACTGTTTTGGAACCACAAGAGTCTGGGATGTGATGATCCATAATTACCTTATGGACAGAAAAATCGCTGTACCTTATGAACCGGAATTTAATGTCAAGACAAGCATTCCTGGTGGGTATGTTAAGGATGTGATTGTAGGCAAACATGATTACATCATCTCATTCGACTTTAAATCCCTTTATCCTTCCCTTTGCATGACCTACAACATTTCTCTTGACTCTTACGCTGGGAAACTGCCGGATATAAGCGGAGTTGATGGGGTGGAGAAAATTCTAGAGGGAGGACTAGAGAAATATAATGATGAGCTAAAAGAGAAGAACATTACCGCATCTGGTTCAGGGGTATTGTTTAGGAGGGATAAGCAAGGATTTGTTCCAGGTATTATGCAATATCTTTTTGATAAGAGGATCGAGTTTTCAAGATTGGCAGATGAGTATCTCAAAAAATATCAGGAGACTAATAATCCAGAGGATAAGCTGCTTTCAACGCAGTTTGAGGATAAATCTTACGCCTTTAAAATCCTTCTTAATTCAGGGTATGGTGCATTCCTTCAGGAACATTACAGGTTCTTTTCCGTTGACGTTGCTCAATCATTTACACTTTCAGGGCAGTTAGCCATTAAAACTGTGGAGAGACACTTAAACAAAAAGTTAAATCAGGCACTGAAGACTGAAAACAAGGACTATATTGTTGCGGTTGACACCGACAGTGTCTATATCAACGTGACCGATGTTGCCGCCAAATGTAAAAGCGATGATGTAATCTCATATCTGGAGAGGTTTTCAGACAAGCTTTCGGAATGGATTAAAGAAGCTATTGAGAAACTTTATCGAGATACGAATGTTTTTGATGAAAAACTCTCTATGTCACTGGAAGCTATAGGGACTGGTATCTGGGTGGCGAAGAAGAGATATATTATGTCTCTTCCCTCCTTCAAAAAAATTCGTTTCAACCCTCCTAAGATAAAGATGCAGGGGATTGAGGCGGTTAGGTCAACCACTCCAAAAATCGTAAGGGAATGGATTGTGGAGGCGATCCCTATTTTGCTTCATTCTGGTGAAAAGGAAATTAAACAATTTATAGATGAGAAATGGCAAGAGTATGAAAGTTTTTCATTTGAAACTTTGGCTATGCCTAAGGGAACAAATGATCTAGAAAAATACTCTAGTAAACAATTGATTTATATCAAGGGAACACCGCAGCATGTTAAGGGTGCCTTGATTTTCAACGACTATATAAGGAAAAACAACCTTCAGAATGAGGTTAGTTTGATAAAATCTGGGGATAAGGTGAAGGTTTGTTATCTTAAAATGCCTAATCCCCTGATGGAAAAAATGATAAGTATACCAGATGAGTTACCGGAACAGATGAGGTTTCTCAATGATTATATTGATTACCAGATTCAGTTTGAAAAAACATTATTAAACCCAATCAAGAGGATAACTGATGCTGCCTCAATAAATTTGTCAGACCAGATAGACATTGATCAATTTTTCGTATAGACGAGGTTTAAGAATTTCAAAAAGGGAATTAAAAATGAGTGATATTTTAAACCGCTTGAAAAAGGCTTCCACACTAGAGCATTCAGAAATCCTTAGCAATTCGGATATTTACAATGAGAAGGAGTTGGTTAAGCTGCCGATTCCTGCTTTAAATATCGCTTATAGTGGCAATCCTCATGGTGGCATGAGCAGTGGACTTCATATGTTTTGTGGACCATCAAAACATTTCAAGACCATGTACGCTTTGATTTCCGCTGCAAGTTACCTTAATCATTATCCGGATTCTATCCTGGTTTTTTATGACAATGAGTTTGGTTCTCCAGCTTCATATTTTGAGTCTGTAGGGATAGATACCTCAAGAGTCATACATAGTCCTTTCACCACGATTGAGGAACTAAGAACCGATTTAATCAATATGATTAAGGAGGTTAAGAGGAAAGAGAAGGTCATTTTCATTATCGATAGTTTAGGGATGGCTGCCTCATCAAAAGAGGTGAAGGATGCGGAGGATGGCACAGATAAGGCTGATTTCACCAGAGCTAAGGTTAATAAATCCCTTTTTAGGATTGTGACTCCTCATCTCAAGTTAAAGGATATTCCCCTGATTGTTATTCAGCATACCTATCAGGAAATGGGGTTATATCCAAAATCAATTGTTGCTGGTGGCACTGGGCAATATTATGCAGCAGATTCAATTTTCATCATCGGAAGGCAGCAGGAAAAGGAAAAAACTTCAGATAAGGAAATTTCCGGCTACAATTTTGTTATAAACGTTGAAAAATCCAGGTTTGTTAAGGAAAAATCAAAAATCAACGTCAGCGTCAAGAAAGTCGGTGGCATTGAAAAATACAGTGGACTCTTGGAACTAGCTTTAGAGTTTGGTTTCCTGAATAATGAGGGAAGAAAATATTTACTTTCTGAAGATGATAATGTCATTTACTCATCTCGAAAGGAATTAGAACAAGATTCTAAATTCTGGAAAAAAATGCTGCAGAATGAATTTTTCATCCAGAAGATTAAGGAAAAATATTCTATCTCATCACAAGTTTTGAATTTTTCTGAAATATACGAAGAGGAAGAAGGAATTTCAGAATCTAGTCCTTCTGTTTCCCACTGGTAAGGATGTTTCAGATGTTTGATTTAGGCATCCTTTTGTTCTTTGGGTTAATGTTATTTTACATGTACCTTTTCGTTTCATTGTCCATTGACTTTTACGAAAATTTTAGGTACATACAGAAATACAATAGGAAGCATCGTATCCAGATTTATTTTTACCTCCTTGAGAGGATTTGTAAATTGATTATTGTTTCTGTTCTTGCTCTCCTTGTATGTGTTTTGATTAATAATTGGTTTGGTAGCTCAACTGGATAGAGCAACAGACTTCTAATCTGTAGGTTGTTGGTTCGAGTCCAACCCAAACCACCATAAAATCCTGGTTCCGTAGCTCAAAGGTTAGAGCCATCCGCTCATAACGGATTGATCTGTGTTCGAGTCACAGCGGAACTACCAAATTTAATATATGAGGAGATAATATGACGGAAGACGATTATTTATCCCAATTGGGGTTATTGAGAAGGATATGTCTAAAATAATTTCAAAAATTTCTAAATTATACAGTGAATATCCTACTGAGTATAAATTAATTTACATTTCTGCACAGATAAGGAAGGCTAAATCAGAAATCATAAAAATTATTGAAGGGGATAACTTTTATGACTAAGCTTTGGATTATGAGTGATCTTCATTTAGAATTTAGTGGGATATATGATTTTATTGAACAACTTCCTCAAAATATGGACTATGACATTGCTGTTTTAGCAGGAGATATTGATATTAAAATTGTCCAGTCAAATTCACATGCTCTAGAAATATTTAAAGATAACCCAATTATTCAGGTTGCTGGAAATCATGAATTTTATCATGGATGTCTGGAGGATGAAAATACATTTATAAATTCCACTAAAACTCATAAAGGATTTTTGCAAAATTCCATTCTTATTATTGATGACATCCGATTTATCGGTTGTACTTTATGGACTGATTTTAATCTTAATGGAGACCAGTTAGGTGCAATGAGATTAGCTAAATATCTTATAAATGACTACAGATTCATTAGAAATAAGAATGAAAAAATAACTCCAAATGAAATTTTAAAAGAATTTACCGTTTCAAAATATTTTATAATGGCTGAATTGGAGAAAGCATTTTATGGAAAAACAGTGGTGGTAACACATCATGCCCCATCAGGGAGATCAAAATCTAAAAAAATAGATCATCGCTCTAGCAATCCTTATTTTTGTTCCGACCTTGATAGTTTTATTCTTCAATATCAACCAGACCTATGGATACATGGTCATACGCATTTCTCTCATGATTACTACATAGGAAAAACGAGAGTAGTATGTAACCCTAAAGGATACGGAAATGAAAATCCTAGTTTTAAAAGTGACTTCGTGATAGATATATAAAAACTTTTTTAAGCTAGGGTGCTGTTTATGTTAGAAACTAAAATTTTATCCAATTTAATCACCAATAGACAATACTCTAGAGCCGTTCTATCATTCATAGACAAGGATTATTTTCCTTCCAATGAATATAAGGCGATTTTCCTTATCATCAAGAGTTTTTTCTTAAAATACAATGAGTTACCTTCAAAAAGTAACATAAAGGTTGAACTAGATAAGAAAAAAATCAATCAAGACCTTTATGACAAAATTTTAAGTCTTTTATCCTCATTAGACAACAGGAGTGAGGATAACCTGGAGTGGTTAATTGATACAACAGAGACATGGTGTAAGAAGAGGGCATTTTACAATGCTATTGTTTTTTCTGCTGAGCTACTAGAACAGGATGATACCTCACTTTACAACAACGCCTTGGATAAAGTGACAAAATCCCTTTCCGTTTCCTTTGATAGTTCATTAGGGGAAGATTATTTTGAGGATGCACCAGAGAGGATAAAGAAATACAAGTCCGGTACAATCAATATCCCTTCAGGATTTTATTATTTTGATAAGGTGACAAAAGGTGGATTCATCAGACCTTCAATGACAACCTTTGTCGCTGGTACAGGGGTAGGAAAATCATTATTCCTTTGTAATTTTGCTGCTGCCTACATTAAAAGAGGCTATAACGTTGTTTATTTTACATTGGAGATGTCGGAGACACAGATTTCGCAGAGGATTGATTTAAATCTTCTGGATTCCACGATGGATGAATTATCAACCTTGACATCGGAAAGGTTTATTGAAAAAATAGACTTCTTAAAAGAAGAATATTCTGGTAGGTTAAAAATAAAAGCCTATAATTCAGGGCAGGGACATAGTGGTCATTTTCGTTTTTTCCTTGAGGAGCTGAAACAGAAGCAGGACTTCATTCCAGATGTCATTATAGTTGATTATATCAACATTTGCGCATCCGCTAGAGTTTCTAGAGGTTCCTCATATGAGCTAGTAGGAAATATTTCTGTGGAATTAAGAGGACTCGCTCAAGAATTTAACACCTGTATGTTGACAGCCACACAGTTAAACCGGCAGGGGATGAAGGACAATGATCCGAAGCTCACAGATATTTCAGAGTCAATCGGCATTTCATTCAACAGCGATTATGTCTATTCCATTATGGAAAACGAAAATTTAATTGAGCAGCAGCAGATGTTGGTAAAGAGAATCAAGGACCGTTATCAGGACTATACCGCTTATATTCCAACATTTTTAATAGGTGTGGATAAGCAGAAACAGAGAATTTATGATATTAACATAAAGATAAAAGAAAATTTTGAAGAAATTTCTGATGCAGATTTCAGCCAATGGATGACCAGTGATGACCAATGACAAAGAGAATTTGAAAAAAATAAACCAGATAATCAACGAATTGAGCATTGCCAAGGAAATGTATTACAGTGGCAATCCTATCTTGTCCGACCAGGAATTTGATCTCTTGGAGACCAAACTCAAAATTTTAGATCCAGACAATCCATATTTCAAAAATGTTGGGGTCAAGGAAAGAGGCTTAAAGGTTAAACATAGAATCCCAATGGGTGGTTTAAACCAAAAAGATTCTGAAGAACTTAAAAAAATATTTTCATCAAAAACTAATATCCTCATATCGGATAAATTGGATGGAAACAGTGTGGCCATTTACTATGACGATGAAGGTAACTTCCGGCTGGCCTTGACAAGAGGGGATGGGATAGAGGGACTGGATATTACAAGACATTTTTTAAAAAATAATCCTTTCCCTAAGAAATTTCTCAAAAACGCTATAGTTCGTGGTGAGTGCATAATCTCTAATGAGGATTTTAAAAATATCAAAAAATACAAGCACCCAAGAAATTACATTGCTGGACAATTAAACAGCAAAGTTGTTGATAAGGATTTCAAGACTTATGCTAGGTTCGTTGCTTTTGACTTGTATCTTGATAATAATCAATTGAGTAAATCAGAGGAGTTAGACCTATTAAAAGAACATTCCTTTGAGGTGGTGAAATTTGAGCTTTTAGAAGATTTCTCTTATGATTACAGCGGATTAGTTGAGATTTTAGAGAAGAGAATAGACAACAGTGAATATCTGCTGGATGGATTGGTTCTCGAATTTAACTCAAAAGAGATCAGGGAGAACCTAGGTTTTGATGGCCTATATCCTAATTTTTCTTTCAAATTCAAGATTAACAATAAATTCGAGACAACCACAATTACAGAAATCATCTGGAATATCTCAAAAGACAATTACCTGAAACCAAAAATAAAATTCCAACCGGTTGAGATCGACAACATAGAGATTTCTTATGCAACCGCTTTTAATGCAAAATACATTTTGGATAACAAGCTTTCTTCAGGTTGTGAAGTGGAGATAACCAGGTCAGGGGATGTTATCCCTTATATCCACAAAATTTTGAAAAATGGTATTGAGGACAATTATCAAAAATATTTTGATGAGATGATTTCAAAATTTGGGGAGTACTTCTGGTCAGAAAATAAGGTAGACCTCATTCTAAAACACAAAACAAGGGAATCAGAAATTCTCAATATTGAATATTTCTTTGAAAATATCAAGGTGGCTAAACTCAAAAAACAAAATATCACTAGGTTATACGAGGCTGGATTTACCACAATCGAATCCATTATTTCCGCTGGTAGCAATGAATTGTCGGATGTATTAGGAAAGATTGCCTTTGATGTTCATCAATCCATAAGGGAAAGACTCAATCCAATTAAACAACATGTGCTTATGGGTTCTTATCCTTCATTTGGAAGAGGAGTCTCAATTTCAAGGTTTGAGAAACTCGCAGAGGCGTTTCAAGGTAAGGATTTAACGCAATTGAGTCTGGATGAGATTATAGCTGTTGATGGGTTTGATTCCAAAATTTCTCAAAGAATCATAGATGGGATGGAGGAGTTTAAGAGGTTTTTCTCAAATGTTAAGCCTTTTGTGACTATTGAATACCTTTCTGAAAATACTTCTGGTTCGTTTTATGGTAAGGTGGTTTGTTTTACAGGTGTGAGGGACAAGGAGTTAGAAAAAATGATAAGAGAAGAGGGAGGTAAGGTATCAGACTCTTTTACAAAAGCTGTTAATCTATTGGTTACTAGAGATGAAACCTTCATATCATCAAAAGTCGAGAAGGCAAAGGTAAGAGGTGTCAGAGTGGTTACAATCAATGAAATAAAATAAAATAAAATAAAATAAAAAATAAAAAAATAAAAAAAATTATTTTTTCATATAGAAAAAATAATTTTTTTTATTTAAAATAATTAATTTATTTTATTAGAATAAATGAAAATATAAAATAAGTAATTTATTTTATTAGAATGAATAAAAATGAAAAATTTTATAAAAAAATTGAAAAAAAACTATTGACAAAAAAAAATTTGAACTGTTATATTGAAATTAGAAAAAAAAAAAAAAAAAAATGAAAAAATGAAAAAATGGAGAAACGAAAATGATAAATGACTTAACCGTTCAAGAAATAAATGAATTAATTACCGAGAACAGCGAGTATGAAAGTTTTTTTAGAAAATGCTACTTTTACTTTTTTGAAAAATTTAATGTTGCCCTAGACAAGGAAAGTGTTATTCAAAATATTAAATCTATTGATGAACATTATATTGGATCCTATCTCGAATTGGAAGAGTTTTTTAAACAATTTTATATTGATCCCATAGTTTATGGGACTGGCGCCAAAGTAGGTTATAGCTATATTATTGATTTTATTGAAAAACATACAGATTTGACCAGACTAGAGGATGAATATTACATTATTGAAACAGGAGGATATTTACACTTTTTTAACCTGGAATTGGGAGATTTATTAAAAGGAATAGTCTCATGAAACCAATAAAAAACTTGATACAAACTATCATGGTAAAAATGAAGAATACCGATTTCATTATAAATGATGTTGATGTGGTATGCCCTTCCATTCATGAAATTTTCATTTCAAAACTCAACAGGGAAACCGGAAGATATGAACCTTTTATCACGACAACATTTATTGAAGACAACCTTCATAGGTTTGACACGAAAATTTCTGCCGAAACCGTGACTTTTAGAAAAAAGATGGATTTTGAAAAAATATCCAATGAATATATCGAAAAATTAACAGAGATTGATGTTTCACAAAAAATATGAAATAGATAAAAATTTTCTAAAAAAATTGAAAAAAACTATTGACAAAAAAATTTGAACTGTTATATTGAAATTAGAAAAAATGAAAAAATGAAAAAATGGAGAAACGAAAATGACAAACGTTATTAACACCACTGAATGCAAAAATATCATCAATGAAAATACGGAATTTTTTGAAAATCGAGAGGACTTGGTTTTAAAGCTAATTGAAAAATATTCTGTTGAATTAACGGAAGCAAAAATTATTGATGCAGTGAATGCTATTGATAGGTTTTATGTTGGTACCTATAATGACATCGAGAGCTTCTTCAATGAGGAACTCTTTGAAAAATTAATTTATCCTTTAGTAACCACTCCCGACATGGAAAGAAGAATAAATTTCATTAAAAACAATGTTGATTTTGAAAAACTCTATGATGAATTCATTATTATTCAGGAACATGATGGCCTTTATGTTTTTGAAAATGAACTAGAATATGAATTAGGGGCTAGAAATACTTAGGGATAATTTTAGAGAAAAGAGAAAGGAAAAACAAAAAATGATTAACAACAAAGTTACTAAATGTGGAAAATGCAAGTACATTATTATTGAGGGGGATAGGACATATCTTTTTGAACTCAATAACAGGAGGTTAAGTTTCAAAAATCTTTCAGCGATGGCAAAAGGCGAACTAGGGAGAATTCTAATCATTGATGCTCTTAATGATAGTTTAAAATACTCTATCTCGTCTGTTATTTCCGACTACATTTCAACATCAAATGAATTATATTTTATACCACAGGGCAATTACATTGATTTTAATTTTGACGAACAGAATAATTTCATTGAAGCTTGTTTTGACCTAGTGTGTCAGAGCGACAGTAAATATCATAAAGTAGTAGATACTAAGATAACCCTAATAAACCAAAATCTGAAAAATAATTAAAACTGTGCAAAAATTAAAAAATGGAGAAACTAAAATGCAAATTTACATTGACAGTGTTGTTCACGGTGGAGAAACCATCAACCATCAATTTCGTTTCACTGGTAGTGATGGTTTAGATTATGCTCTAGATGTTACACTATGGAGTAACATTCGTCAGAACGAGATTAAAGCGTTGATGGCCTTGGATGAAGAAAGTTTTTATGTTGCCTTGGATGCGGCTAGCTTTCCAGAAAAGCATCTAGATATATTAGAGAAAGATTTTGCAGAGCACATCAAAACTTTACCGATTGCCGAGGCGATTTTTCACACATTGGTTCATGTAGGTGGATATTATTCCTGGTACCTAGAAAGAAGACCATTAAAAACATTGAAACGTTCCGATATAATACATACCACTACCTATCTGTGTAAAAATCAAAATAAGAAATAATTAAAAAAAAAATATTAAAAAAATGGAGAGAAAAATGTACTGTCATCCAAAATTGGTGGAGTTCAGAAAGATACTCAATGGCTATACAAAGGCCTATAAGATGAAGTTTCAGGAGATTTCCGTTGATGAAAACTCCATGCGTTTTAGAGTGACAATGAAGAAAAGGGACGGGGGGGTCGTTTACGAAAATGATGTGGATAGCAGAGTTCTAGTTACCGATTTTGAAACCCTGAATGCCCATGACATTTTTATTACTGATGCAACGAATATTGATGATTTTTGTTTTCGTTATGTACAAATTGTTCTTATTGATTTTTCATACAAAAAAATTCTTGGCCTTCTTAGCTCTTTCGATGACCTTGAAATTTCTCATCTTGCAAGGATATCCAGTGAGGATGAATTTCTAGAAGCTTTGAAATCATTAGCCAGAGACGTTGGTTTTGATAAAATAGAAGATGCCAAAAATTTAATGGATATCGCAAATGATGACCTTTCCAAAGCCAAACTATACCTTAGGTATATTGTTGGCTTCATGAGGGAGAATTATTGGCAGATGATCGACAAGGACGCCACAGATACCAAAGTTTTAGTTGAAACCTTTCTATTAGCCTTTGTTTACCTTTCCCGAATTCTAGGTGAAGAAGTGTTGGATAGGTTTAAAATGAATTTATATTGGAGGTTCCTTCATTTAAGGGAAGGCTTTGAAGTTATAAAGAAATATTAAAAAAAAAAATATAAAAAACTTGACAAAACTTTAAAAAAGATTAAAGTAAAAATTATCAAAAATTTAAAAAATGATGTTAAGCTTATCGAGTGTGAGAGAGGTTTTCACAATCAACCTAGGAGCATGTCCACTTGATGTTCCAAAGGCAGAGGATGGGGTAACATCCAGTGTCGACCTCTCTAGTTTTCTGAAGCGAGTATTCCAAGGGTTTGTATAGAGGTAGATTTTGACTTTAGAAACCCCTGAGGGAGATTATTAAAATTAGAGTTTCAAAGAAAGTGAATAAAATATTTTTAAAAATAAATTTTTTTTTATTGACTTTTCTATAAAAAAATATAAAACTTAAAAAATGGAGAGTAAAAATGCAAGTTTCACCAGACATTGAAGATTTTTTCGATTGGTTTAAAACAAATTTAGAAAAACATAAACCAAAATTTGAAGTTTTAGAATATGGTCATGATTATGTTTCTTTTAATATTCACATGTCAAAAAATATCAATGGAGAAACTTTTAACTTTTCCAGACCATTTATAATACAATTGGCCGAAAAGGAAGCCGTAACCTTTGGAAAAGTGTGTATATCAAAAAATTCTGATATTCAAATATTGAAGTTTAAAACAAGAAATTTATTCATTTTAGAAACTGCGGAAAAATACATTAATCTAGCTTTTAAAAGATTGTCCGCTGTTCCAAAGAGAAAAATATTAAATGAATTTAGTGATAATGATATTTATAATTATCTATATGATGAATGTGAAAATGTGGGTATCAAGTCTGTCGACTTGAATGCTTCCATGAAAGATATTTTCACTTTGGATGTTATGAATGATATAGCTTCATTCATAGTACATTATCATGAGGATGCCCTCGATGAGGGCGAGAATAGGAATAGAGATACAATAGAGACTTTCCTTGTCGTTTACGTTGCTGGCTCTAAAAGACTTGATGTTAGTTATTTGGTCACCTTCAGAAATTTACTGAAGGCTATGTTTTCCTGCGAGGCAATTCTATACAAAATTTGAATTCTCATTGAGGGATTAGTTTTCAGAATGATATTTCGAGAAACCACATTCTTTTGACTGTGGTTTCTTTTTGTTTGAAATCTGGATGAAATTTTTAAGCATTGTTATCAAAAATATTTGATTTTCATATCAATAAATCGTATTTTCATGGTGTTTTTGCCTTTGGAAGGTGATAAATAATATTTCACCTTCCAAATTTCAACAAATATGGTTATCTAAAATGGTCAAAATCTATTCCAAACCTAATTGTCCGTCATGCACTGCCACTTACAAGTTTCTAGAGAAACTGGGAGTGAACTACACTTCATTCGACATAGAAAAAGATGAGGATGCTAGGGAGAGAGCTTTTTCGACCGGACTAAAGCAGCTTCCCATTATCGAGCATGGCAATAAGGTATGGTCCGGATTCAATCCAACGATGTTAGAGTCACTTTCTGCCTAAATTTTCAAAATATGTTCAATCTGGTTTATTTTTCAGGGAAGACCAATAATACGGAATTTTTTCTGAAAAATTATTTTAAATCACAAAAATTATTAAAAATTGAGAAGGGAACGGTTTTGGAAAGGCCTTCCTTTCTGGTCGTTCCTACTTATGCTAACCATGATGGGAGTAAAGCAGTCCCTCCATTAGTGAACAAATTCCTTGGAAATCCTGGTAACAGAGAAAAAATAATTGGTGTTATCGGAGCTGGTAATTTAAACTTTGGGGAATTTTATTGTCTGGGCGCAATAAAAATATCCATGAAATTGAATATCCCACTGTTATACAAATTTGAGTTAAGGGGAAATTCTGATGATTATAGTAATATGATGAAAATATTGACTAATTTCAAAAAAGGATGAAGATATGACGGAAACCAAAATTGTACAGGACTATCACCAGTTAAACGCGATGGTAAACATGTATGATGAACAAGGAAATTACCAGTTAGAAAAAGATAAAGAGGCGACAAGGCAATATTTCCTCCAGAACATTAATCAGAATACTGTTTTTTTTCATTCTCTAAAAGAAAAACTCGACTATCTCATCGATAATAATTTCTATGAAGGAGAAGTTTTCGAGAAATATACCTTTGATGATATTAAAAAAGTTTTCAATTATGCATATAGTTTCAAATTCCGTTTTAAATCCTATCTGGGGGCATATAAATTTTACACCTCATACGCTTTGAAAAATTCAAAAAATGACCGATACCTTGAGAGATACGAAGATAGAGTGTCGGCTGTTGCCTTGACAATGGCTGATGGGGACGTTGAGTTTGCTTTAGAGATAGTCGAGAATATCATCACCGGAAGATTCCAGCCAGCGACACCCACATTTCTTAACGCTGGTAAAAAAGCCAGAGGTGAATTTGTCTCCTGTTTCCTTATCAGAGCAGAGGATAACATGGAGTCGATCGGTAGGACCATCAATTCCTGTTTACACTTATCCAAAATCGGTGGTGGTGTTGCTATCAATCTGTCCAACATTAGGGAGTATGGAGCGCCGATTAAGGGAGTGGAAAATAGATCATCTGGCATCATCCCTATTATGAAGATTCTAGAGGATAGTTTTTCATATGCAAACCAATTGGGGGCAAGGCAGGGAGCAGGTGCTGTTTATCTTAACGTGTTTCATCCTGATATTTTCCAGTTTCTGGATACCAAAAGGGAAAATGCCGATGAGAAAATCCGAATCAAAACTTTATCAATTGGGGTTGTCATCCCTGATATTCTCTTTGAATTGGCTAGGGATGGTCAAGATATGTATTGTTTTTCACCATATGATGTTTTCAATGAAACAGGAAAATCCTTAGCCGATATTTCTATATCAGAACATTATAAAAAATTTTTAAATAATAAAAATATTAAAAAATATAAAATAAATCCTAGGGATATCCTCACCAGAATTGCCGAAATCCAGATTGAGTCTGGGTACCCATATATCGTTTTTGAGGATACGGTCAACAAGGAAAACAATATCTTTGGTAGGGTAAACATGTCGAATCTTTGTACAGAGATTCTTCAAACCAATTCTGAAAGTAGATATAATCCGGATCTATCTTACGATAAAATAGGGGATGATATTTCTTGTAACCTTGGTTCTTTGAATATTGTCCAAGCCTTTGAATCTGGAAAACTAAAGGATGTGGTAGAAAACGCCATAAAGTTTCTCACTTCAGTTTCGGATAACACATATATCTCTAGCGTTTCATCAATTGCAGAGAGAAACAGTAAGACACATGCAATTGGCCTTGGACAGATGAATCTTCATGCGATGTTTGCCAAGCATGGGATGGAGTATGGAGATGAAGATTCTCTAGAGTTTACAGACCTTTACTTCTATTGCGTTGCCTACTACTCCTTGCTTGCCTCAAACAAAATTGCCCAAGAGAGGGGGGAGGTTTTCGATGGTTTCGAGAAATCAAAATATTTTTCTGGAGAATTTTTTGATAAATATTTGAACGAAACTTATGATTTTAAATCAGAAAAAATAAAAAAATTATTTTCTGAATTTAATATTATTTTGCCTACAAAAAATGACTGGCAGAGGCTGAAGGAATCTGTTAGAGAGTATGGGATTTACAACCAATACCTACAAGCTGTTCCTCCCACAGGATCAATTAGTTATATTAACCACGCAACACCATCAATTCATCCGGTCGCATCAAAAATAGAGATCCGAAAAGAAGGAAAGATTGGTAGAATCTATTATCCAGCTCCCTATCTCACAAATGAGAACAGGGAACTCTATAAAGATGCCTATCAAATAGGTTGGAAATCCATCATTGATGTTTACGCTAAGGCAACAAAACATGTGGATCAGGGATTATCTTTAACTTTGTTTTTCAATGAGGATGCGACAACCAGAGACATTAATAAAGCACAGATTTACGCTTTCAAAAATGGAATAAAAACACTTTATTATGTGAGAATGAGACAAGAGGTTCTCAAAGGCACAGAAATTCAAGGTTGTATCTCTTGTAGTTTATAGGGAAGGTAAAAAATGATTGAGGTTAAAATTATTGCTGCATCCTTGCATGCCAAAGGGGATGTGAATCCCCTTATCACCATTCATGCCAGATACCCAAGGTTTATCCATAGCGAGGTAATGACTCATAGAGTATTCTCAAGAAATGCCAGGTCATCTAGAGCCGTTCCGGTTTCAAAAATCATTGAAGAGGTGGAAACCAATCCTGTAATCCCTTGGCACTGGCATAAGAACCAACCAGGAATGCAAGGATTTATAGAGCATAATAATTCAGTAAAATATTTTTCTGATTATAGTATTTTTGATGATAAGAGGGAGGATGCTTGGCTTGGTGCTAGAGATCAAGCACTGAAGTTTGCTAAAGCATTTATGGAAGCTGGATATCATAAACAAATTGTAAATCGATTACTAGAACCATTCATGTGGATTGACACACTGATTACCAGTACCGAATGGGATAATTTCTTTGAATTGAGGTTAGATGAGACTACAGAACCTCATTTTAGAGATTTAGCAAGGGCAATAAAAAATAAATTTCAGGATATTGATTTTGAACAGCTAGATTTCAATCAGTGGCATCTTCCTTATGTAACTCAAAGGGAAAAAGAATCCCTTGATATAGAGACGCAATTGAAAATTTCTGCTGCAAGATGCGCAAGGATCAGTTATAAACCTTTTGATGGTGGATTTGATATTGAAAAAGAGATTATCAGATACGAAAAACTCATTGAATCTAATCCGCCACATTGTTCACCAATAGAGCATCAAGCCAAGGTCGTTAACCATGATACCTTTAGTAACCTTGCTAGTGGTTGGCTTCAGTTTAGGAAATATAAAGGATTGTAAGAGATGGATCAGGAAAATATCCCTACTAAACCAGTTACGAAAGCGATAAACTGGAATGATATTGAGGACCAGATGGATTTACTCATCTGGAACAAGTTAACCAATCAGTTTTGGCTCCCAGAAAAAATCGCACTCTCAAACGATATTGATAGTTGGAATACTCTAACCCCAGAGGAAAAGCTTTTAACCACTAGGGTATTTACTGGGTTAACTTTACTGGACACTATTCAGTCGAAAGTCGGAGCATATCAGTTAATGGCGGATTCTGTTACTCCACATGAGGAATCCGTTTTTGCCAATATAATTTTCATGGAGGCGGTGCATGCTAAATCTTATTCCTCCATTTTTTCGACCTTATGTAGCTCCAAGGAAATAAAAGAAACTTTTGAATGGTCACAAAATCCTGGACCTTTACAAGAGAAAGCTGCTGCTATTGAGAATATTTACAATGGGGATGATAAGGCCAAGAGGAAAATAGCATCTGTTTTCCTTGAGAGCTTCATGTTTTATAGTGGGTTTTTCTTGCCCCTTCATTGGGTATCTAGAGGAAAATTAACTAATACAGGGGATATAATCCGCCTAATCATTCGTGATGAAAGCATCCATGGATATTACATTGGATACAAATATCAGGTTTATATAAACCAAAATCCACAAAGAAAAGAAGAATTACAAGATTTTGCTATTGACTTGCTTTTAAAATTATATAAAATCGAGTGTGATTATACAGATTATCTTTATGAGGGCACAAATTTAATTGATGATGTTAAAACTTTTTTGCATTATAACGCTAACAAGGCTATGGCTAATTTAGGTATGTCAAATATTTTTTCTCAAGATATTTCCAGGGTTCGTCCAGACATTCTCTCTTCACTATCCACTGAATCAGAAACACATGACTTCTTTACTGGAGCTGGTTCATCATATTTCATGGGAAAGGTTGAACAATTACAAGATGAGGATTGGGAGTTTTAAGTATGGAATTGAAAATTACTTTTCTACCAGAAGACGTGGATGTCACTGTTAAGAAACCAAGAGGGATTCCTAAGCTACATGAAAAAATAAAATTTGGACTCAATAGCTATAAATTCATAGAAATTGAAGAAAAAAATGGTATAATAATGGCTAAGGCTGAAGCTGAAAATGAAGCTGAGGCTGAAAATGAAGCTGAGGCTGAAAATGAAATAAAGGAATAAATGTTCAAGGGGTTTCTCCATTTAATCCTTTGAACATTTTTAGAGGGAGAAGTTTGCACAGAGGCTTCTCCCTCAAATTATTAAAAAAGAACGGTTGTAAAAATAAATTTACAACCGTTTTAATTATATTAGGAGATACTATTGCTCTTTACATGAGGTTTTCAACAACGCTCAATCTGTAATATTGATTGGATGTTGGGGTAATAGAACCAGAAGTATTAACTACCGACCCACCACTGAAAGGATTTTGTACCATTCCATATCTGGACATAAAGCCAATAATAGGTGTCAAAGTTCCTTGTGTCAAAGATTTAACTTGTTGGAGCGGAGTATATGGGCAATAGAAAAGTCCAGCATCCCAAGAACTCAAACCTTTATAACCAACGATAATGAAGTCTTTTTCTGCATAAGGGTCGATATAAACTTTAATACCGTTAATAGTTCCAGCAAAAGTCGAGAAGGTTTCATCAATGTGCATGGCTGTTGCCTGGGAAGTATCCAGAATCTTTGCAGCAGCAAGCGCAGAGGCAACATTAGCAGATGTAATGAAGATGTTTCCTTTGCCACGACGTGTCTTTTTTGCAATATTATTGGCCTCTGTCTGTAGGAGGAAGTTTAGGCCAATCCACCTTTCAGCAGTCCAGCGACCATCAGTATCCGTCATCGCATCAATTTTACCAACAGTAGCACCAGATGTTCCTAGTACAGCAACACCGTAAATGGTTCTCATTACTTCACGGTTGATTTCTGATGTCAATTCTGTTGCGAGAATGTTTGAAAGTTCATTAACAGCATCTAGGCCATGAATTGCTTTTAAATCTTGAGCAAATTCATGAGAATATTCAGCTTTTAATTTTCTAGATTTAGCCTCAACTAAAACCTTGTCAATGGACATTGACATGTCTTTCCAGTCTGGAGAACCAGAAGAACCTAAAGCTTCAGCCTGGGACAATGACATGGCTTTAGTGAAGTTATAGGTAGCTGGATCACCGGTTGGAGTATCACCAATGTTACCAGTACTAGATTCACCAAGAGCAGGAGGGGTGCCACCAGAACCAGGAAGTGAACCGTAAAGAGTATTTGCTTCATCAAAAAGAGCCTCTGGTCCAGTTTGATCTCCATATCTGGTTCTCATATAGAAAACTTGACCAGAAGGACCAGACATTGGCTGAACACCAACCAGGTCAAAAGCAAAAAGTTTAGGTGTTGCTCTTCTCAAAAGGTTAATTAGAACCGGATCAAAATTCTGGATACCAGAGGTATTATTGGATGGTGCCGCCTCGGTTAAATCCATCAGTGGATGATCAACTGGTTCCATGATTCCATTGGCAATAGCATGCTCGGCATTTTCAAGAAGTCTAGCAGTAACAATTTTTCTTTCAAAATCAGGGATTTTAGGAAGTGAAGGATCTTCCAACAATGAAGCCCACTTTTGAAGAATATCTTGGTTTGAATTAGCTACAGTCATTTTATATTTCTCCTAATATTATTTTTATTTATAATAACTACCACGAGCAATCCTCAGATAGGCTTGCATCTTTGGATCTAGATTTTCTGAATTGCCCTGCTCATCTTCTTTGATATTATCAAGAAGTTTTCCAGAAGTTTGATCTTCAATTTTATTTTCAGTAATTGACTGCTTGATAATATTTAACTTTGAAAGATACTCTTCTGAAGTATCTGCTTGAATATTTTCCATCAAAGAAAATAACTTACTTTTTGAAAGCTCAGAGAGTTCTCTTGTATTCTCTTCAAAAATCTGTTGCTTCTCTTTTTCAATTAGGAGTTTATGGAGGTTTTGGTTTTCCGTGAAAAGTTTATTGTAGTTGTTAACCAGGACCTCATTTTCAGAAATCAGTGATTCGGCAATATCAATTTGTTCCTCAGGGATAGTTACTCCCGATGCTTTAATGATATTGGCCACCGATTCCAGAACCGTTTCTGATACCTGATTTTTTATACCAGTTTCAATCGCTACCTGATTCTTTTCCAAATATTCTTCAACAAAAACATTTAAATAATTGTCTAGAGTATCAACCAATTCTTCTTTTGTTTTCTGAATTTGGGATTCAGTAATTTGCATTGCCTTTTCAGCAACAGCAGACTCAAAAATGACGGCAGCCTCTTCAAAGAAGTTTTCCGAAAGATTAGGAACATCTTTAAATATCTTCTCTATCATTTTACGATAGCCAATAGAATCAAATTTCATATCACCAATATTTTTTTTATCCGCTGGTCTATTTTTATGAGAATCCCCAGTTTCAATTGGAGCATCAAACTTTGCCCCTTTATCTTTTAAATTTACCTGTTCAGATGCCATTATGTTTCTCCTAATTTTCTTTTTTATTTATGTTTTTTGTTAAATTTTTAATATTTTTATCCAACGCAATCAAAGACTGGTTTGGTGTATTTATTTATGTCCTCTTTTTCTAATTTATTTATTTCTAATTGAGCATCGGAAAGAAGCTGTTGCCAGTTCAATTGAATGCCTCCAGGAAGGGTGCCAGTGTATTTTGAAATATTATCTGCCCATTGTTTTTTCACATAGGCGGTTGCCAGAGACTGAAGGAATTTATCTGTCCAGATATCAGGATATTCTTCAACGTCAATTTCTTTATAGCAATCAAGTACAAGGATATCATCTTTGCGATATTTCATCCAATCATTGTCAATGTATACCCTATGCGTATGCATGTTGAATCTGATTGATGGCATCGCTATCAGAATCTGCTGTAGGGTGTTAAAGAACTGTTGGTTGATATAATAGGATGAAAAGTTCCCTGTGAGATTAACGTTGTTGTAAATCATATCATAATTGACAGCCCAAGCACCGTTATAAAGGTTTGATGAAATACCTAATCCGGAGCTTGTGGACATATCATAAACGTTTTGAACAGAAAAAATTTCTGGAGGAATGGTAATGAAACGGTTTGATATATCGGTGTCACTAAGTTTAACTACATAAAATACCTGTTCACTGCCATTATAATGATACTCAAAGAAAAACTGTAATGCCCTATCGACACCTTGTTCTATCTGTAATCTGGTGACATTAACATTTATTACCGGCTCACCTAGGACAGACAAAATATATTGGATGAAGTCATCTCTAGATTTAGGGGAATGTGTAAGATTTTTACTCATTTTTTAAATTTATCAATTCCATTTAAAATAAAATATCCAGATAGTACGGTCCAGAGGATATATTCCAGTGTAGGGGAGAGTCCATCTGTTGTTCCCAGTCCTAAAATCTTATCAAAAACAACTAACTTCCAAATATACAGAATGAAAGGGATCGCAAAGGCAATCCTAACGTAACTTTCGGCTTTACCTTTTTGGGCATTTAGGATAATATCTTTTTTAGATTCCAGGATTTTTAATCTTTCTTCAGATTTAATCCTTTCAGAATCATTCTTCGCGTTAATTTGTTTGGTTCTCTCCTTCGTTATTTGCTCAACGATTGAGGGAAGACCTACGCCAATAATTTTTAATAAAAATGTAAACATGAGTTATTTATATTTTTTATTAAAAAAAAAATCAAAAAATGGAGAGAAAGAATGCAGGTAATCAATCAGAAGCAGCTAGAGGATGAGAACATCATCATTGGAGATTTTGAGGTTGTAGGACATTCTCGAATTAATTGCAGTGCTGCCTTCCTTGATGTCATCTCAAACAAGCTCTATTCAAACAAAACTGTAAGCGTTTTAAGGGAGATCATTACAAATGCCTGGGATGCTCATCTCGATTCCGGCAAAGAAACTCCTATTGATATATTCCTTTCAGAAGATAAGTTTAACGATATTCTCACCATAGAAGTTAGGGATTATGGGAAGGGAATGTCTAAAGAAGAGGTTTCCGAAATTTATCTTCATTATGGATATTCCACTAAAACAACGAAAAACCAGCTAACTGGAGGTTTTGGTCTGGGAACGAAAAGTCCCTTTGCCTTGGTCGATATGTTCACTATCACGAGTTACCACGAAGGAAAAGAGAATACGTATCTCATCAAGAAAGATTCAGGCATCCCAACCATTTCACATCTTTTAGAACAAGAAACTTCCGAGAAAGGCTTTATGGTCTCCTTGGAAATTCACAATGGGGATCTGAATTATTGTCGGAACGTGATTGCGGATATATGCTTTTTTGGAGGAATACATGCGTCTTTATATGTCAATAAGGAGTCTATGCGTCTAGATACTCTTGAGATTTCTGAAGATGGTTTTGAGATTGTCCCTCCACCATCTTTTCTTTATGAGGGAAGGAAAGTTGCTTATGTGAGGGTCGGCAACAACATTTATCCGCTTCAGACGCAGATTTACAAACCATTGGAAGAATTTTTCTCTTATGATGAAGAATTTGTTATGCTCATTGATGTTGAACCAAACAAGGTTTCAATCTCTCCATCAAGAGAAAGTTTGTCTTATGACCAGGATACAATAGAGAATCTTAAAAGAAGAGTTAATGAGATTGCCGCCACGATTTCCAGAAAAATCAGATTCGAGAACAACAAAAATTATTTGTCTCTCATAACCAAACTCCCACATCATCTAATTTTTAATTCCAATAAGAGGGATTCTCTTTGCATTGAAAATGACCGCTTCATTGGAAGATATTTGATTAAAAATTTAGGCTACAAGGAAAATCTGAAATGGTATAAAAGGAAAATCATCAAGAGAATATACGGTGGTTTGGATGCCAAACATATCCATTTCAGGGACAACAACGGCAAACCTGCTGATCTTCATAGATATGCAATCATTTCTCCTTCTATCGTATTCTTATCCAGAAGAAAAAATCTTCTTAATAAAGATAAAATATTCATTGAGAATAAAACAAACCGATCCAATATTTTAGGACGTTTTATTTTTCCGGTAATCTATTGTAGGTCTCAAGAAGAAATTAATAAAAATCAAAAGAGGTTGGAAAAATATGGTGTAAATGTTTATGAGATTCCCTCAATTAAAAAAGAGAGATCTCCAAAAAGTCCAGTGCTTATCTGTGATAGAGAGAATAAGGAAATTCCTTTTGAAAAGGAAAAGGATTTTTTTATTACAGACGAAAAAACTTTTTACGCTTATGATTTAGGAATCTTTAATGAAAAAATTTATGGAAAAAAAATATTTTATTTTAGAGGAAGAAAAAGAAAAGACGTTATTAAAAAATATATCAGCAAAGAAAAATTAACAGAAATGTTGAAATTTTTTTATGAAAAAAATAAAAATTTTCAAACTTATTTTTTTATTAAACGAAATTATAATGGTGGTCATGAATATGATAGAAGAACTTTTAGAAATATTGAGTATCTTAGAAACGAAAAGGAACTAAACAAAATCTTTTTTGGAGAAAGAAACTTTATTGACGATGAATTTGTCGAGCATCTCAATGAAAATGAAGAATTATTTATTGCCCTTTATAGAAGGCTGTTTAACGTTTTCATTAGATTTAAACGTGACATTAAGGTAAATGATGATATAAGGTTTCTTGTAGGAATGGATCTTGACAAACTGGATCCCAAAAAATTGGTAAAATTCTTAAAACTGAAAAGGGAATTATTCGATGGAAAATAACAGAATTTTCGTAAAAACATTGTTTTTCAATGAGAAATGCCAGAATCTAACAATTTTTTACGTTCCTGAAGGATCTCATTATAAAAACATCCGAAAGGTAATCATCAATGCCAGTGACTATGATATTTCAGGCTTATTAAGGGATTATTTAGAATATGATGCTTTTGACAATGAGATTATCGATCTGGAACATTACCAACGCAGTGAATCTACTTTAAAGTTAATCGAGAAACTGTCATCTGATGATGAGGATATAGAGACTCTTAGTGAAATTCATAAGCAAGTTTCTCATGCAGCATACAATTCTTCTCTAGATTACATTGAGGAATTTATCGAGAAGACAAAGAAACTTAAAAACAAAGATGACATTGTGGAATTTATCAAGCATAACAACCTTCCAATCATTAAGGGAGGGAAGTTTCTTGCCTATAAGTTTCTTCATGAATATGAGGAGGGGCGATATGTTGATGATTTTACAAAAAAAATCAAACAGGATGTCGGCTATGTCGTTGAGATGCCAAGGACTAGAGTCGATCCATCAAAAGGCGTTGGTTGTTCATCTGGGTTGCATGTAGGTAACTTTGATTATTTGACCAATAGAGTGACAGATAAGGTCGTATTTTTTGTCGTGGTTGATCCGAAAGACGTTGTTGTGGTTCCAGAAGAAGATTGTGGCAAGGTTAGAGTCTGTAGGTATCATATCGTCAAGAAACTGGATGATGAAAGCATGGATTCTATCAGAAGCCACACCACGAAAAACTTTAGTGAGAGCGACCGTGAGTTTCTAAATGAAATTTATCATTTTAAGATTCCAGAACCAAAATATGTAGTTGATGCGATAACTTTTGAGAAAAGAAAGATAGAATCAAAGGCTAAAAACAATATCAAACCAAAGGTCAAAAACAAAGATGTTAAGGAAATTAGCACATTTGTTAATGAAAAACGACCAAATGTTGGTATCCAGCATGAGACTAAAGTAATCAGAAAGGTGAGGTCCTTGCGTAAAAAGGGGCTTAGTCTCGCAAAAATCCAACAAGAAGTTGGGATTTCAGAAAGGCAAGTAAGAAAAATTTTAGGAAAAGTGTAAAATAGGTGTTGACACAAGGGAGATAATGAGATAATGTGATTCGTGAAGGTAGATGATTCGTCATATAACTTCTCTTTCAATACTGGAAAAAAAAGTTATGTTGGTTTAAAATTGCCCCCGCTTATATAAGCCAACATAACAGAAAAACCCCAGATATTAATTTATCTGGGGTTTCTTCTTTTTTAGGTTTAGTTTTTTTAAGAACCTATACCGTCAAGTTCCCCTAGGGAAGTTTTCTAACCAGGTTTTTGGAAAGGATGTTCTTACCTTCGAGGGTTCTAAAACAAAAATTTATCACTTTGGGAAAAAATACAGAAACTAAGAAGTTACAAACCCCAGATAAATTATTTTACCTGGGGTTCAATCTTAAATAATGAAAGTTAATCATCTTCAAATTGGTAAATTACAGGTTCTGCCTTTGACCAATCATATTCCGATAAATCTTCATTTTCGATAAATTTTTCGGCTTCCTCATCATTTCTTAAACTAGGCCATGATTTTAAATTATTCATAATTTTTCCTTTAAGATACTATACCGTCAACTTCCCCTATAGCATAAGAGAAATCGACCGCATTTGCAACAGCAACAAAATTCAATGTGATGAAATTGATGCTCTTGGATGGGACAACATAGATAGAACCAACAAATTCGTTTCTATCAATAACCACTGGTGGGTTATTGTTTTCGTCACAAACCACCTGATATCTCACGATACCCCTTCTTCCCATAACATCTCTTAGGAAAGGTTCAACCAGGTTGATAAATCTGGATCTAGTATAGATATCGTTTCTTTCAAAAAGAAGCTGTCTGACAGCTTTTTCAATTGCTTTCTCAAGGATATTAAACAAACGTCTTACAGGGATTCTATCAAAAGCTGAGGGTTTGCCTAAAAGCGTTTTATCACCATACAGCATCACCCCAGCACCAATCAAATTGACAACTGGATTGATATCCTCTTTATATAGCTCATCTCTGGCAGCTTGATCTGGTGAAAAAGAGAGTCGAATAATATTTTTGTATTTTCCGCGGTTCTCACCGGCATGTGACCACCATGGATCTCTCTCCATATCAGTTCTAGCCATCAGACCAGCATCATCACCACATCCAGCCACCCAACGGTTTTTTTGATTATATCTATCATACTGAAGTTTATATGATGTGGTAAGCGAAGCAAACCCAGAATATCTTAGGCTCCTTCTGAAATTTATTAAGGAGGAAACTTCATTAAATACATTTCCAACTACAGATGTAAGAGGTGGTGAAATGCTAACTATACAGTCTTTTCTTACTTCTGCAATATTGTCAATGATGTAATTCGCAAGCCCTTCACCGTTACTGCCACCAATTGACTTTCCAGCAATTATTAATGAGATATCAATCTGTTCTCTTGATTTAAAAACATCATAAGCTCTTGCCATAGCCCCTAGTGAAATGGTACTCTCATCCGCAGTGTCAATACCACCAACAAAATCTCCATTGAACACTGGTTCAGTTATTTTTTGAATATTATGAGCATCATCCTCTAAGATACCAGAAATCTGAATGTTCGGATTCACAAAAACATATTGTGAATTGTCATTAAGGACATCTTTAAAATAATTCACTGTTCCATTTTCAGATTTTGCGTCCTTAGCCCTTGAGACTGAAGTGAATATTTCAATAACTTGATTTGGTGTTCCTGAAAATTTACCACTTCTATCCACAACAACAACATGCATCTCATCATCAAACCCCCCCCTCTCATTAACAAAAGAGGATGTAGATGGTGCCCTATCAAAGAGACTAGCAAATTCCCATCTTCTGGTAAGACTGTTTGTGATTGTTACTTTCAAAGCACCAGGAAAATGAGTGGCAAATATAAATGTTGTCTGTGCTTTATCGGTTCCAAGAGTACTAGTAGTGTCAATTTCTGTAAGTTTTAGCCAATATTGATCAAACTTAATATAATCACCAATATTTAACTTTCCAATAAAACTTTTCAATTCATTATCTGCAAATGTTGCATTTCCTGATAAATCTGTAACTACAACATTTGCAGAAAGTTTACCAGGTTCTATCTCCATGGAAAATGTATATCCAGTCTTGATGGTTATAGTTTCTTCATATGCATCTCTATTTGGGCAGATGGAAATTCTCAGGTCATTTGCTAATTTTCCAGGGTATTTAGATGTGAAAAGGATATCATTATCCAACGATGAATTTTTAACAATGAACTCATTGTAGTTTTTAATTTGAATATTTGAACTTGTTCTAGTTTTATCAGATGAAACAATGGAGTTTAAAGCAAAATCATCCGCTACACGAGAGACAAAAAGTGAAGAACTATAGGATAAAAAATTAGAGGCGATCATGAACGTCTCAAAATTATTGTCGTCTGGAAGTCCAAACCTACTAATAAGATCTCCCTCATTGGAAATTAATTGTGCCTGTTCACACGGTCCCCATCTAAAAACCCCAGCGATAGCACCTACTGAAGAGGAAACTCCAGGTACATAACCGGAGATGTCATACTCTTTGACTTGAATACCTGGTGAAACCATATACGCCATTATCTATTCTCCTAATTTTTTATTAAATATTTATAATTAACGCTAAAAAATACACTAGGAGAATTCACCCATGGATAACAGACAGATCGAAGAATTAAGTGAATTGAAGGTAAAGGTGAATATCCTTTATGCAGATAAACAGTGTAGTGAGGGGATATACGAAGCAATTAATAAGCTTGAGACCCAAATGAACAACTGCCTCAACACCAACCAGAAACTAACAGAAGTTACAAGAAGACTTGAAAAAGAAAATAATGAATTTTTAAAATGGAGGGAGAGGATTATAGGTATAATCCTCTTTATATCCATCCTAACCGCAGTAATTTCAGGTGGGCTTCAGAATCTTGCCATGATTATTCAATAGAGTTTTAGTTTTGAAATTTAAGGTGCCAATCAGTCTTATTCACTTCAATGACTCTTTCCAAAGGAAAACTGATATTGAAAAAGTCTAATATATCCATCTTGAATCGTTCTTTAGACATTTGTAAATACAACTTATAAGTTTTATCTAAAATGCTATTGATGTCTCCTACTACGAATACATCCCTTATCTGTTCAAATTCTGATACCTGATTTTCTTCTGATAAATCAGATTTTAAAAATGAAAAGATGACTCTTCCATACTCTTTTGACTTATCAAGACTTGATGTAAAGAAAACACCATTTTTCATCCTTCCATCAACACTGGTGGAAGATCTAGATATCAGTTTGTCCGATATCAAAATCTCCCTAGCGTTCAATATGGATGTCCCATGAAATATTTCTCCTATAGGTTCGTTGGGAGACTCCTGATGTAATAGTTCTGCCTCTAGTACATCAGGAGTTTCATCAGATGTATTTATAGAATCTTCCTCAAAATTATTTTCCTTTTCAGTTGAGTCACCTACAAAATACAAAATATCATTTTCTTTTTTGTATTTTTTTGCTTTTTTTGTCATGATATCATTTTTTCATTAGTGTGATAGAGTGATACTTTGGGGCTTCCCATGCAATTTTATATCCAAAATTTTTATTAATTAGTTTAACTAGAGGAAGAATAGCATTATGATAATCAATATTTTGGTATTGCAGAGTATATGTACATCTTTTATATGGATCAAACTTATTTATCAATTTTATCATTTCTGGAAATAATTTTTTGACGATTTCCTGATTCGTCAAATAAGGCCTTTCAAGTCCCATATATGAGATAAGAAATGCTACGTGATCATTTAAAGTGTCAGTAGAAATCCTTAAAACTTCCTCATCCCCTCTATAAATACAAACATCATTCTTACGTTTCTCTACCTGAAGTCCACTTTCAGATAAAACTAGAAATTTTTTAAAATTTAGCATATGCTTTCCTTTCTTACGATATTCCTAATTCAGAATTAGCTTCCTCTTTATGAGTATTATGTTCAATAAGCCACTTTCTTTTACCACGAATTGCAATTAGATTGCCATTTTCATTCTCAATTTTAAATCGTCTCATAACATAGGATATACCCCTTCTTAGGCTACTCAGTAATTCATTTGATCTTGTTACATCTCTTTTGTTATGGTAGTTAAATATTTTTAGACGTTTGAAATCATTAACAATATCAGGAAATTCTTTCATTTCCATCTTACTAATCTGTGGTTTTTTAGCCATTATATATTCTCCTTGGTTTCTTGCAATATACTGTAATTGTCTGTTGATTTTATTAGTTTGTAATCGATTGAATCAATTTTTGATGGTGCTGGTGTTCCCCATGGTGTCAACCCAACAATAGTTTCCATCTCAATTGTCTGTTTATCTCCATTGATTCTTTCTAGGCTTGGGTTGATATCAATGTTAATTAATTTAATCTGTTTCCCATCTGATACTGGTCCATAAAACCAACCATGTAATACGAAGTCTAGCGTCCACTGCGTCCTTCTCAAAGTTTCAAAATCACCTTCAAATTCATCTTGAGAAGAAACACTAACCTGGTCAATGGAAATTCTGTCTGAATGATTGACATCATCGAGTAATTTTACATCAACTGTAAAATCCGGTTGAAACATAAACACAACCTGCTCTATAATGGCAGTAGCATCTAAAAGGTTTTTAGCAAGAACATTTAATTGGAAATTAATGTTATATGGGATTCTGCGAACTAATTTATTGTTTATTCCTAAATCATGGCGTCTCTCACTCTTCCTTGTGGAATCGTAAGAGATTCCTGTCATCTCATAGGACATTCTTGGTAATTGAATAGCATGCGTCCTGTTATCATCATCCCTACGGTTTATAATGGCTAAATTCTTCTCGGCAGGAGCAAACTCAATAGGAACTTTAAATTTCTGAACCTCTTTATCTGTATCTTTTGACCTATAAATGACAATATCATTAAATAAAGTACCAAAAATAACACAGTATTTCCAGATTAGGTTATGTTGAAAATTAGGCTGCATTAGACTTTCCCAAAATAATTTTTCTCTGTCCAGTCCAGAATTTTATCAGAATTGTCTTGTATTTCTTGGTTTTTAGCGGATTTATCATATTCTTCAAGTTTATATTTAGGTGTTTTATCTATATGCTGAAACTCTTTGTAAAGATTATCAATGTAATCACGACCAGTCTTAAAAATCTCATTAGAAAATTCGAGAAGCTCACAACTGATGTCCCATGAGTAGTTTTTTGCTAATTGAAAGAAACTGGCGTCCGCCTCAACATATTTTATCTGAAAAACATTATTTGTCATTGGTAAATAGATACAATCCCCCTCCATTGGCCTTTGTTTATGTGTTACTGGATAAATATAATCAGCAAAAGATTTCTTAGATAAAACCAATGTTAACTGATCCCTTATCTCCAAACCAAATTTAGCAACCAAATGCCCTTGTCCCTCGAACCCCTCAAAACTTTTAATGTACATTTCAACATCAATGGCATCTCTAAACTCATTTATAATCGTTTCATTAAAAATTTTATCCTGCTCCCTAATAAACCTAGGAAGGTATACTAAATCTATCCCAAAATATTTGATAGATTCCACTACCAGGTCGTTTAGTAGACTCTGTTCATTGTTGCCATTAAATAAATTTAAATATGGGTTAGCAGCCATCACTACCTTAAATCTAAAGAAATATACAATATTTATTGAGAAGTAAAAAAATGAATGAAGAAAATAGATTTTACAATGGAAATAGATTTTTACCAAAGGCTGATATTGAAAGGGAGTACACATCTGAACAAATTTCTGAAATTAAAAAATGTACAGAGGATTGTCTTTACTTTGCCAGAAAATACGTAAAAATAGTTCATGTCGATAAGGGATTAATTGACCTTGAATTATACGATTTTCAGGAAGAGTTTATTCAAAAATGTTTTAAATATAGAAATATTGTGTCGGTCCAAGCAAGACAATCAGGAAAAACAACAACAGCAGCGATTGTCCTATTACATACTCTAATATTTAATAAGGAAAAAACAGTAGCTATTTTAGCCAACAAAGCTGCCACCGCTAGAGAGATTTTAAGAAGAATTAAAAATTCATTTGAAAATTTACCGGATTTTCTTAAACCTGGTGTGGTTGAATGGAATAAGGGGTCTATTGCTCTTGATAATGGTTGTATTGCTATAGCAGAGTCCTCATCTTCAGATAACATCCGTAGTAAGTCTATTTCCGTGCTATTTCTAGATGAGTTAGCCTTCATTCCTAATTGGGATGAATTTTCCGCCTCTGTTTTACCAACACTTTCCTCTGGGGATACAACAAAACTGATTATTGCCTCAACCCCTCATGGGTTAAACCATTTCTATCAAATAGTGGAGGGAGCAAGGAAAGGAGTTAATGGGTATGGTTTGATTGAAGTTCCATGGTGGAAAGTTCCTGGTAGGGATGAAAACTGGAAGCAGAATACTTTAGAACAACTGAACTTTGACTATCAAAAATTTGCACAGGAGTATGAAATTGAGTTTCAAGGTTCGTCAGGAACTTTGATTTCTGGATCAAAACTCAAACAACTTGAGTATAAAAATCCTATCAATGATGACATCCACCTAAAAATTTATGAAAATGAAAAAACTAACCATATCTATGTTATTGTCGTTGATACCAGCGAGGGAAAGCTTCAGGATTACAGTGCTTTATCAGTTTTTGATGTCACTGAAGATAAATATGTTCAGGTATGCACATATAGATCAAATGAAGTCAATGCTTATGACTATGCTGTCATCGTTGATTTTTTAAGCAAAAAATACAATGATGCCCATATCCTTGTTGAATTGAATAACCCATCAGGTACGATTGTCTCTGAACAATTATTTTTTGAATTAGAGAATGAGAATCTTATTTACACACAGACATCTAAAAATAGAAAGGGAAAACAAGTCTCAACTGGTTTTGGTGGAGCAAGAAAGGAAAAAGGCATTATCACCAATAAAACCGTGAAAGCTTCTGGATGTAGCTTTCTAAAATTGCTCATTGAGCAGGATAAACTCATTATCAATGATAAAAATACCATTAGTGAGCTAATGACATTTATCAAAATCAAACAAAGTTATCAGGCAGAATCAGGAAAACATGATGATCTCGTCATTGGACTGGTTTTATTTGCCTGGTTGATAAATCAAAAATTATTTCAACAGATGATAGAAAAAGATAATTTTTCAGAAGGAATGAGAGAAAGAGAAATTGAAGAATTGATAAATGGACTAGGAATAATGGTAGTTAATGATGGGATTGAATATCATGATGATGCTATCTGAATAGTAAAATTGATGTCGCTAATCAGTTTCTGTCTTAATTCATTAATATATTCTTCAGGAATTTCATCATCTAGAAGCTGTTCCTCGATTTCAGCTTTAAGTTCGGACTCTCTCTGTGCCATATTATTTATTACTGGATACCCATAGTCCGTTGTGAACCTAAAAAAAATTCCTTGATTGAAGTCACAAACTATGTACCCACAGTTTAGTCCATTCATTCTGATAGAAAAAACCTTTATCTGATTCTCATATGAGTATTTTATAGAATCTCTTTGATTTTCCATAAAAATTTTACTGAAAAGGGAAATATCTAAGGTATGTATTTCACTTCTTCCTTTTATGAATACAATGGAGTTCCTATAGTAAGAGGAATCCCTGAAAGTTATATAAGCCCCATTATAAAGCCCATTACTAGGATTAAAGGTAACCTCATCAGATAACCATTCAGGGATGTTGTTAGTGCCATCAAAGACCCAAACTTTAAATCCACTCCCACTCAAATAAGCAATATTTTCCATTATATCTCCATATGATAATATTCTAATATAACTTCGTTTTTTAAATTTACCTTTTATTTATGAATTTTTTAACAATCTCTATAAGAAAAATGAAGATTACCTCAAGGAAACTCTTTTTGTCTTTTATTGGGTTGAATGTTTTTTCCTTTGGCGTCAAGAGCTTGGCGATATCCACCTTTTTTCCGGAAGAGTAAACTGGTTGTAATTTAGAATTTACTTTATCAATTACCAAAGAATAACTACTGCCATATTTTCCCTCTAGAGCAATATCCCTTTCCTTGTCCCTTCTGGATTTCAATTCTTTCTGTTTCAAAAATCCATGAAACCCAGTTTTAAAAACAAGTTTCTTATTTTCATTTGAATTTAGATTTTTGAGTAGTTTAGATCTTTTAAAATTGGTAGGTCCCACATTATAGACGAAGTGTACTAGGGCATCAAATTCATTCTGTGTCAATTTAACTTTGACGTATTGATTAATATAACCCTCATATTTCTTGATATCTGTATCAAAAATTTTTAATATATCCACTAAGGATAGAGTTTTTCCGATAAAATCCTTAGGGTTTGGGTCTCCAGCACCCTTTGTATGTCCAATACCAATAGTATGTACACCTACACTGTCTTTATAACAGGTGGTAACAATCCCTTCTGATACTACTAATGCTACTTTACCTTTTTCTGATAATCTCATTTAAATACTCCTAAAAACTTAAATATGTCTGCCAAGCAAATTTCAGTCTCATTGGATTATCTGATCCTTGAGTTTGATTCATAAAGCGAATAACAAACCTATCCTTATATTGAGATATCCCTGAAACTGTGTATATTTTTTCTGTCATATTTTTAGAATAAAATACCGGTAAATCACCTGAAGCTGCTACTTCACCAATCCTGTTAAACAAGACAGTCTGTACCTCTTGAGATTCTCTGAATGGATATTTATAACTAAATGAAAATCTAAGATCTTGCGAAGATGCAATAAAGTCAACTGCATCACATAATGTGTGATCCCCATTTTGACTCGAATAATATTTGAAATCAAAGGAGGATACCTGATGAATCTGTGATAATCTATTAAAGTCTTTGGAATAATCATTATCAAGGTTTGTGGATAAATGGTTAATGTAAGGTAATATTTCTATATTTGGATCTTGTAGGTGTTCTGGTAATTCAATGAGGAAAAAATTGTTAGCAAACTTAATGTTATTTATCACCACTTTATATTTTTGTCTATGTAAATCTGATGGGAGAGCTGAAAAGATTAAGTATTTATCGTTTCCATTTGCTGAAATAGTCACATACTCAGAGGCGGAAATCTTTTTCACCACCTCCCCCTTTAAACTTGAGATACCCCAATAAAGCAAATATCTTCTGGGAGTCTCAATTATATTTTTAATTTTTCGGTTGTAATCAATCACTTGTGAATATTTGTTCTGATCTTCAAAAATCCATCCAACATTAATGCTACTATTACCTCTTTTGTAAATATATTCTCCAAAAATATTTGCTAATATGTTCTCATACCTGATAGGGTTATGTTCATAAATTCTTTTAATGATTGGCTTTAAACTACCAGAACTATCAAACTCGGTTAAATCTGAACAGATAAACTCACCATCAACCTTGGTTTTTGTATTTAGATTTATCTGCCCCTGTGACTTAATCTCCATTATATTTCCACTGGATGTGGGACCACTCATCCAAATTCTGATGCCACCATCAACATGTGAAGATAATTCCATCCAATCCTTTGATGTCCCATCCTCATTCCTAATGTTCCATGCTAATGCGGTTCTGGATGAACCATAATTATTTTGTATTTGTATTAAACCACTATCAATAACTAAGTCACCAGCATCTATATTGACTCCAGATTTAAAATTTTGAATCGTGGTGAAGTTATTTGATTGTGTAGGAATGATGGCATTGTTTATTTTGGTTAAAGTCGGTGAAGATAGCTCAAAACTTAGTTTATTATAATAGATGTTTGAGTTTTCTGGATGAACAACCTTCTCCGACGTTAAAACAATATCACCAATATTATTAGATGATGTTTTATTCTCAATCCTGTTCCATCTGTTATCATAGGAGAAGAAGGAGGCGCCATTGTTAATCTCTGGAACCTTGTATGTCTGTGTAGTATTACCAAACCTATTTGTGGTAAGATTATTTAAGAGGGTAGTGAGCATACTACCAGCCTTAAATTCTAAAGTTTTTACCTCGCCTAATTTAATCCCATTTAAACCAGAAGGCACCTGATAATTTGGATCCTTGTATTGAACATCAAAGTTTATGATGGTGTTTTCCACCAGACTAATTTCAGCGCAGTTATCTTTGTTTAATTTACCTACAGTGTCCTGATTGAGTCTTAGATTGCTAATATTTTTTATATGAGGATGATCACTATCAGGGGTAGATAAATCAAAACTGACACCCCCAAAAACAGAACTTGTGTTATCAATAACCTTGGAAACTATTTCCTTTCCACTTAAATCTACAAGGAAGTTACTATGCAGCTCACTCCATTTAGATGGATTGTTCGCAGTGTCGTATTTCAAGAAGTAATGTTTGTTCTCTGAATTTGCCCATGATGGGAGAGAGGCAAAATTGGCATCTATGTTATTTTCATCTTTTTTGGCAACTATGGTTGTGGAATAATCATAAATCTTCAATACAGGATTAAATTTTGAATAAGAAATTCCCTGATATTGATGTGTATTTTTATAAAAATTTTGATATAAAGTATTATTTTTGAAATAAACCCATGAATTTTCAGTATTTAAAAACGAAACTTCTCGAACATCGATGTTCAATGGAGGGGGATTTTTCGTTTGGAAATCACCTGTGGTAATTTTATTTTTTTTGGCCAATGTACCAAAAGATGGTATTTCATTTACCTTATTGATTATTTCTGAATCAAGTTTGAAACTAATAGTTTGTTTACCAGCATCATTATCCTTTTTGTCGAATTCTATACTGATGCTATTACTATTGATAAATTCTGTCCATTTTCCTGTACCACTCAAAAATGTTGAGTTTGAAAGTGGGTTATTGTTTTCTGAACTGGTAATTGTGCTAAGGTCAACTTCTTTCCACTCACCTGAACCACTTAAAAATTTATTTGGTTCTGCTAGATTACTACTGTTGATATCAGAGATGGATATCTTATCTTTTGATGCTAATTCTTTTATATTTTCTAATTTAGCAAGGTATATTGGGGATAAATCAATGTTTATATCTTTTTGTAAATCACCACCACCAACCAAACCAGAACCAGTTTTGATCTTTAGTGTTTTATTAACTTTATTGTTTATGGTATTTATGGTGTCTTGATTCAGTTTAAAAGAATCATATGAACATATTTTAGAGTTTGTATTTTTAACCTTATTGAAAACTACACCACCAAAAACTGATATGGAATTATTGTTTATATTTGAAGTTATCTCCATAGAATCTAAGAAGCCATAGAGATCACTATGAAGAATTTTTTTAAAATTCCCATTCGAGTTCAAAAATAAAGATTCCCTATCATTATCAGTGATATTATCTATAGGGTTTATTCTGATGTTATATTGGTTATTTTGGTTGTCTAATTCAAACGTAAATTTAGATTTATACCTCTGTATATGATGTTTACCGTCTATTAAATTTTTTATAGGAGAGGTAGCATCATTATTAAGATTCACCCAATTTCCACTTGAAGATAAAATCTGATAATGGTTATCTAAAATTTCATTATTGGTTTCAATGTCAGAAACGTTTATTTTATTCTTTTCTGCCAAAGTACCGAAGCTCTCTGGAATAATATCTGTTTTGTTTATTTTATTTTTTATTCCGAAAGATAATGAAAACTCAACTTTTTTATTCTGTGGGTTGTAATTTAACGTAATATCATCACTATTAGTAAATCTCACCCAGACATCAGAGTAGTTATAAAAATCTAAATTTTGATTTTCATCATCAGATGCTTCAATTTCATAATTACCAATACTGGAGGATGAAATCTTACTCCATGTCCCATCACCTCTTAAAAAATGTTGAATTGTTTTATTGCCAGAAATCTCTAATTTATCCAATGAGATATTATCCAGATCAGGAATTGATATCTGCTGCCATGAACCATCCCCCCTTAGGAAACTCATTTCATGTGGTGCATTATCAGTGGATATATCGTTAATATCAATCAAGTCTTTATATGCAATGCTTCCTAATGCAGCCTTATCTTCTTTTAAGTTTAACTGCGCTTGAGTTACACCAGTATTATTATTATTATTATTAATTTTATTTCTCAATTCGGTGTCTAAATGCGCTTCATCGAGAATATCTAAGGATGATAGATCGCCTAAACTTGAAGAATCTACCTTTGAATTAATTTTATTTCTCAATTCGGTGTCTAAATGCGCTTCATCGAGAATATCTAAGGATGATAGATCGCCTAAATTATTTTCATCTATATAACTTTCAAAATTGTTCAATTTTTGTTGTATTTCTTCTGATAGAGAAATGGTAATATCATTCTCTAAACTACCACCACCAATTAGTCCAATTCCAGCATTTACAGTGGTTGAAGAAGAAGCTTTAGAACCTATGATTGGGTCCCATATAGACTCAAGCATATCACCTGAACCATCACCAGCATCACCCTTTTCACCGGTATCTCCCTTTTCTCCCTTTTCACCGGTATCTCCCTTTTCTCCCTTTTCACCGGTATCTCCCTTTTCTCCCTTTTCACCGGTATCACCCTTTTCACCCTTATCTCCCTTT